TGTTGCTGTTGTTGTTGTTGTTGCTGTTGTTGCTGTTGCTGTTGCTGTTGCTGTTGCAATCGCTGTAATATCATTAATTGCTGTTGTATATCTTGTTTTTGTTGAGGTTGCAATTCGGGTTTAAGTAATTGCTGTTGTAATATTTGCTGTTGCTGCTGTATCACATTATTATTTGTTCCTGATGAAGCAACGTTGGATGTTATTATACCCGTCGCTATGTTAGAAGTAGTCGCAGGAGCAGAAGATGGTATTTGCCCTGTGCCGCTAATACCTCCAGAGATTGCTGGGATATTGCCTGTGATATCTGACAAATCGCCAGAGATTGCTGGGATATTGTCGGCAATATTGGATATATTTCCTGTTAATTCTGATATTTTACCCGTTAATTCCGAAATATTATTTTGGCTATCATTGAGATATCCCTGCGAATATAACTGGTTTAAAGATAATATAGTATCATTTAACTGATTTTGCTCGTCTAACTGGTCTCCAAGATTATTCCTAGCATATGGAGAACTCATTAAGTCATTTTTATCATTTAGCATAATATTTATATTAAAAACATTATCACTATTCTTTACTATTTCTGAAAAATGCTTTTCGCTATCAACAGACACATTTATATTCGACGTATTTAACTCGCTTTGCGAATTCTGATGTAGTGATACTGGGGTCGTCATAGCAGTCCTCTTAATTATGTCTTGTCTCTTCAATTCGTTCGCTATCAATCGAAGCTCATATAATATGAAACTATTATCAAACATTTCTAGTAATTTATTATCAGATACTATAAATTCCTTTTTAATATTATATTCAAACTCATTATAATTATCGTGCATTAACATTGCTCTGAATAAATAATCGTTAAATTGTAAATGCACATAGCATTTTACTAAAATATCTAGAATTCGCGTGTTTGTTAATTCGGTATTATGTTGGTCTTTGTAGAATTTTTTAAGTTTATCTTTAAGATGTCCTTTAGATATGTTTGTGATTAATTCGGGTTTTATATCATTACTTTGCATATTTGTTATTATTTTGTATTCCGTCGAATTGTATATTCTTAATTTTAAGATATCTTCATTCAAGTCATTCTCATAGAAATCCTGCAAGTTCCTGTTTAATTCCTTGTCGGTAGGTTGCCTATCGAGAATATTCTTATAAACATTTATTATTGTATATTCATTCAAGTTATTATTTGATATTGCTGCTGGATCATTCCTGTAGTTTTTCTCCCTGTATGGTAAATATTCGTCGCCTATAGGATCATTAATAGTTTCATACTTGTCATATACCTTCGTTTTATATTTGTCCATTTCAGCGCTGAAACTTACTTCTTGATTTGTTGCATCTCCATAAAGGGTAAGGGCTTCGCCTCTCGATTTCACAAGAGCATCATAATCCGTCGTAAGTTCATCTTCGTTTTCAAACTTTTCCTTTATTAATGAATAAGCATCTTTGAAATCTTCTATGCAATTGTCAAAATAAATACTCTTAACATAATCACTTATATATATTGCAACAAATAAGATTATTAATGTTAAGACTGCTATTAATATATATTTTTTCATAACTTCTCTTTATAAGATATAAATAAAAATATGTTGCTAATATATATTATATAAGATTTTATCATATTAATATATATATAATAATACATACCGCATAACAATCACTATAACAATGGATAGTAATAGTAAATACGTGTATGCATCGAAAAAAAGAAAATATACTTGCGACGACGAGGAAGCAGAAGAGCATAATGACCCGCACGATAAGAACATTTATATTATTAATAATCACTTGTATTTTTCTTCTGACATTACACCGAAATCGGCATTTACGCTTTGCAAATATTTGAGAAGTCTTGAGATTAAATTGAGGGTGGAGAGTATTAGCGCGTCCTCTAATGTTCAACCTGAGATTTACCTGCATATTACTACGAATGGAGGATGTATTTACTCGGCATTCTCTATCATTGATTGCTTTAAAAGCCTGAGTATTCCTGTGAATACCATTATTGATAGCAACGTATCCTCTGCAGGGACTATTATTAGTATTCACGGACATAAGAGATATATTTGCACAAACTCCTATGTTCTTGTTCACGAGTTGCGGTCAGGTTGCTGGGGTAAATTAGCATATATCGATGATACCTACAAAAACTGCCTTAAAATTCAAGCACATATTAATCAGATTTATTTGGATAAAACAAAAATAACTAAGAAATATTTGAAGGAAATCCTTGTGAAAGATTTGGAATTGAATGCGGACGAGTGCATCCGCTTAGGAATTGCAGACGAGATTTATATTTCTAAATAATTATCATATATATCGCATATATCATCTGATAATCAAATAATCTGATATTATTTATATTCTTTTTATATATTAGATTAATAATTTAATATTCCCTAACAAACAATGATGATGAACAAAATATTCTTTCAAGACATATATATACATATGATAACGATGACAATCATATTATCATATTCTATTATCAGCGCCCTCTATATATTATTTAGCGATAATTACAATGTTGTGCTTCGCATATTCGTAATATTTGTAATAGCAGCCGCCGTTATGCTTATGATGAAGAAGGAGACATTCTTGCCGTTTTTGGGATTAGCGCATTTACCGAATACATTGATTGCAGATGAAAAAATACCTAATGGGGCTAACTTATCATATACAATCGATATGAATGATTATGAGGACGGGACGATTGTTATCTATTGGGCTGCTAATAAGACTGATAAAATCATAGAGGATCCTTATGAAGCATATAAAAATTATAATAATGTAGGTGTATCTAAAGTTAAGAATGGTAAAGCCGAAGTTCGCATTTTCTGCCCCGATAGATACAAGGTTAAAAAAGTATTTAGTCAATTACTAGAGCGCCATTTCCATTACAGGATTGTATTCAAAGATACGGGCTTCTTAAGCCCTGTGATGTCGGTCAAGGTAGATTGTTGATTTATTATATACCTTTGCTATTTTTCTAATATAGTTATATTTCTTACCTCTCGTAGGTTTATTTATCTTTTTCCCTCCGCTTAATTTTTTATCTAAGAAATAGTTATAAAAATCCTTTTTGAATAGTGATATTATTTTATAGTTATATTTATGATCTTCTTTAAATGAAAGATACTTCATCAGTTTTATGAATTCTGGATTGTCCATTGCTTTTTTAATTGCATTTAAATTTTTCTTATCATCAATTATAGCATAGCAATATTGTGTTAATCCGTATTTTCCTTCTTTATCAACTATAGGATATGTGCCAGCGCCATTAGACCAGATAACTTTTGGAACACCAAAATGCCCCCCTTTGTCGCGGCGACTATATTTATATTTCATTGCATCTTTTATAGTAATACTATAGCAACAAGGAAATTCAGTTTTAGTATCTGACATTTCATCTCTTTGAGTATGATATAACGATTCATTTAATACATTTACTTTTTCCTCTTTTTTTGTTGCTATTATTTTTTTGAAATCTTTGAATTTACCACTTGGTATAAAATCCCAGTTATTTAAATCTATCTCATATTCTTCTTCATCTCCCTTTGTATTATCAATATCATTAATAATTGTTTTATTACTATTTGTAAGCGTATTTTGAACTACATAATAATCAAAGTTTGTTCCTACGCCAAATATTTTTTTCCCTGTTTCAAAATCGTTCATATTAAGATATATTAAATTATGTTCTTTCATAAAATCAAAAACATTTCTTTTTTTCCCTTTACCTTTCCCGCTAATATCTCGCCACCCCGAAGGATGAATTATTAGCAAATACCCATTATTTTCTAATAACTCATATGACCTTTCGACAAATAGGTGCCAAATAGGTTGTGCTTGAGTGTCGCCTTCCTTATATTGGAATGGCGGATTACCTAATATTACATCAAATTTTATATCAATTTCTTCTTTAGGAGGTAATACAATTGTAGCAGTTTTGAAATCAATAAAACTACCTTCAAATATATTTAATTTATATGTTCCACCCCCACCACCTTTACCACAAAAAATCTTTTTTAACATAAATACATTCCCTTTATCAAGTTCAACCATATAAAGCATATTCTGCAGAATATGCCTTCGGCGTTCTTCTTCATTGCCTATTCTTTTCTTAAGACCTTCCATTAGCCTTATATAAACTGCAACAGGAAAGTTCCCCATACCCGTCGCTGGGTCTAACCATTTCTTTTTCTCATCACTCCATACTTCTTGAGGTAGTTTATCAAGCATCTCATTAACTAATTTCATAGGCGTAAAAACTTCCCCACGTTCTTTCTTTTCAACTTCTTTAGGTGCTAGATTGGCATTAATAAACTCTAATAGTTCATCAATCTTTTTAATATTATAAATCTTTTGCTTTCTCATATGTATTATTTCATTCACGCTTATTACTTGTCCTCCCGATTGTTTTTTATTAATCAACTTAATTATATCATAAATCATATCAAATAAGTTTTTGTCAAAATTATCTTCGTCGCCGCCTATGGCTTCCTTCTTTATTACTCTCTTTTTTAAAAAGTATATAAACATTACTTTTAATTCTTTATCATCATTAAGTTCCTCAAAAATTTTAAGAATTTCATAATTAAAGTCCTTCCTTTTATCATCGACAAATATACATTCAAATTCATTTTTATAATATGATGATATGAATGATAATATAGATATTGTCTCACTTAGTATATCTATCCAGATATCAATAACATTAGGTTCTTTCACTTCCTTTTTTCCTTTTTTTGGTTGCAGTGTATATATATTTTTCAATACAAAAGCAAGGTCGGGTTTGACCACTAATGCTTTCCCAGCAGTTTTATCGTTCTTAAATAATCTACTAAAATCAAATTTTTCATTCTCTTTTAATATAGTTTTGACATCATCACTAAATATGTCTTGTTTTATTAGAATATTTTTTATATTTTCTGTATTTGCTTCCCAAGAACTAGTTAATTTATCAAAAAACTCCTTTGTAAATTTAATATTTTCTGCATCAGTCGCATTATCATCCTTGTTTGTTAATTTGTCTTTGTCAATATTAATTAATTTAGAAATACTATTAAATCTGTCCTCTTTATTTTCTCTATCATCTTTGTCTCCTTTGTTTGTTATTCTATCCGCAAAATATTCTAATGTATATATTGTTCGCTGTGGATTTAAATCAACCATAAAACCATATTTCTTCTTAGAACAAAAACTGCTTCCATCACAAACATCATCATTGTCAACCTCTGTCATACTTCTAAAAATCATTTGATATATAGCATCTGATGCATTGATATTAGTAAATAGCGCAACAATATCAACATTTTCTAATGATATTCCTAATTGCAATCGTTTGCCAGTCAATATAATTAACCCTTCATAATTATTTTTATATTTGTTATCTTTAATGTCCTTCTCTATCTTCTTTATATCAGCCTTTATATCACCAGCCTTTCCCATATATCTAATATGGTCTTCGTCTTTTTCGTCTTTGTATTTATCTTTGCATTCAACCGCAATGTAAAAAACATATTTTTCAAATATAGTTTTAAATTTAGAACCTAACAGATGTAATAAAGCATTTATAATCTTAGCAATATGGTCGTGAGGTAAAAACCATAATTGGGTTGTCTTATGCGATTTTGTTTGTAATGTTCTACATTTATGATTACATATCCTTTCTATGCGCGGTAATATCCCATTCATTTTGTATTGATATTGTATATCATACTTCTTATCTGTATCAGGATAACCAAAATAATAATGTAAGAGTTGCACTAATTGTTCTTCATTTACAAATGAATTATTGCTCTTATTTGGTTCAAATAATTTACCCATATCAAATCCATAATCTTTTAAAATATTCCCTTCTGTATCCAATAATTTTTCTTTCTCTTTATCATAAAACTCCTTATCCCATACTGCGGTTATCATATAAGGTTGTGGAAAATGCATATATTGTTTTATTATATTATCAATAATATGCTTGTTATTATTAAAGACTTTTGTAGTTATCTTGTCATCCTCTGAATTACCCCAATTCCATCCATTATTTTTTAATACTTTCTTTAAAATATTTTTACTAAACTTTTTTGAGAAATGTTTGATAACCTCCCTAAAATTTTTATAACTAATACTTTTAATCATATCAATGTCATCTAAATCCCATTTTATCAAGTTTTTTTCATTGACACGATATATGTTTTGTGGTTTGTTATAGGTAGCCGTAACAAATATTTTAATTGAATTATTTTTATCAATAGTATCAACTATCTCCTTTGCTATAGCAGTAGACATTCCAAAATGTGCTTCATCCATAAAGATTATTTTAATATTGTTATCTTCTTTTCCAAAATAATTCTCAATATTCTCCTTATATTTATCTGCCTTTTCCCGTCCTTTAACTTCATCTTCATCATCTTCATTATCTATATTTGCCCTTCCGCTTATATTTTCTAGTCTTTGCTTTGAAATTAAATATACAATATGCTTTTCAATTCTTTTCGAAGTTGTTGTATCATCATTATGTCTATTAAAATCTATCTTATCGGATATATTAATAGTTTTGGCTTTAATATTATATCTATCAAAATCTATATGTTCGTTAAAAGCATCTTCGTATTGTTTGAGTGTTTCATTAGGTGCTGGTGTTATTATTACATAATTATTAAATGTTTTCTTCGTTACCCTACTCTTTAATTCTTTCCTCGTGTGCTCTTTAACGTGTCTTAGAATTGTTCCAGCCATTATATAAGTTTTCCCTGAGCGCGGTATAGCCCCTACTAATATTTTTTTATCATCCTTATTACTGAATGTATTAATCATTGCATTAATCTTCTCTATGAATAATTCCTGATGAAATCGTGGTATAAAAGGTCTCTTTATATCCTTTATTTGTAAATATCCTTCTTTAAAATCTTTGATAGTTTGTTCATCTTTCCAATAATCATATAATTCTAGTAATTTTCTTAATTTATTGTAATATATTTCTAAATCGACGAGGTCATATACATTTTCATAATTACCATTAGGTGATATGTATTTTATCAATAAATTGCTTGATTTATTTGCTTTTATACAAATACGTTCTATAAAATCCTTTTTATTTTTAACAAATAATAGTGTTTTTATTTCATAATTTTTCATATCCTTATCATCTTTGTTTTTTTTGATATATTCTTCCTCTCTGTCCTTGATAATAGTACATAAGTTTTGTATATCAAAATCTTTAATATTATTTCCTTTAATATATTTTACCGATACTAAATATAATATCTTCTTATCTTCTTTTTCATTTTCAAATGTAATATCCGAATAACCTCCAGAATTACCACTAATTATTCCTTCATCAATATACTTTACAAAAAATTTATCAATTGTTTTAAAGACAGCATCATTCTTATTATTAACATTACCTATCCCGTGTGTAGTTTTTTTATTAGTTAAATCAGTAATTCCTAGTTTAATACAAATATCCCATAATTTTTCATATATAAATCCTTGCTTAGATAATTCATTGATAACCTTGTCATCATCTATATTATATCCTTCAATAACTTCAATTGCTTTTTTGTATGTTTTTAATTCCTTAATAAATTCAATTATTTTCTTCTTGTTAATACAATAGCCTGTTTTAGGATTACAAGTTTGTTTTTTGTCTGCACAATTCTTAATCTTTATGTCATCACATTTGTTGCTTTTCTGGCTCATACAAAAAATATATGGGGGCACTCTATTTATAATATTTATTATTTTACATATTATTATAAAAATAATGAATAATTCAATGTATATACATATTCTATATAGTATTATGTTATCATAATAACTATGTTATCACATAACTATGTTATCACATAACTATAATATTTGAATAATATCTCCTTGTATTCATTGGCGATATCCTTGTCAATATACTCGTTATTATCTGCCATCTCAAGCAGTTCCATTCGGCAATACTTTTTATACATTGAGATATACTTAGTATAATATATAATCAAGCTCTCTTTGATATTTAAGAACACTACGGGGTCTTCAGAGAGATAATTAAAGATTTGCTTAATCATATTATCATATGCGATATCAAATATGTTATCATCATATACATTTATCCCCTTTTTATCTGAAAAATCCAATCTTCTTCTAGCATTATACCCAAATGTAGGATAGCAGCTATATTTATTAACTATTAAGTTATATATTTGCAATTCATAAAAGGTCTGTTTCTTTTTCTTTAGAATACTAATTATAGGCGCATACCAACTTTTGCATACCATCGCATTTACTGCTTTAGGTAATATGTGTATATTTGTAAAATACAAATCAGCATTTATAGAGACCATAGTTATATATATAATAAACTAATATTATCAATTATTATATCTTAATATATTATTATATCTTAATATATTATTATATATTATTATATATATATTTTGCATTTATAAGTTTTCTCATAAAATGGTTTGAGGTCTTCCTTGTGTATTAGGCAGGTTTTACTGCTTTCACATAAAATCTCCAAGTTATTCATTTGATTTGTAATGCAATCAGTTAAGAACCTTACTTGCTCCCTTAATATCATATTCTCATTATATATGTCTTTTGAAGATATCGTGTTCATTTCAATAATATGTATATATATATATACTACAAAATAGCAAAATGTTTATATATAATGCGTTATATATTTATGATATACCTCATCGTATTCTTTGCAACCATCACACGAATACCAGCGTTTCGGAGCGACCACTATTTTATTTTTATAAAAACTTATAAAAGAAGCCCAAAGACTGAAGCAAGAGTTCGCAATGATATTATTTTGAAACATCGACATTAATATAAGTTCGATATCATCTTTGATACGCACTTCAGTCTCTTTATATATTTTATCAGATACAAAATATACATTGTAAGTGCCGTCTCTATTCACATAATCATTGAAATTATTAACGCACCATTCTATATCATCTGAAAATACTACAACATTCTTTTTATTAGCAATCTGCAATGCCTCCTTATAATAATTCATCTCTAAATTATAGTTATAATTGGAGAGCGATAAATAGTCTCCTCGTCTTATGTGTAGCGATACCATATCATTGTCCTTAGTATCACTTCCAAAGTAGTCCAATATATCCCTGTATTTATAATACGCAGGATACATAATGTCCTCGTTGCTATAGATGATATTAGTCATCTTCTCTCGCAAACTATCATCTATATACTTGAATGTCTGGTATTTGCCATCAAAAAAAACATTATCCTTAATGTCTGCCTTAGGTTCAATGTATTTATGAGGGATTACTTCAATATACAAACTATTAAATGGTATCTTCTCAAAGTCGCTAGCATTTACAACGCGAAAAAGCCCTTGAAATAATGTATTCCAATGAGTTTTCCTATATACATCCTTAGATGCATTACCTTCCTTAAATACTAACTTCCTTTTAATTCTGTTCTTCTTAGATAAACGTAAAAAAGAAATTATATAGGCTAGTTGAAATAATTGACTTCCTAACCCTCCAGATACTTCGATTGATGTATATAGTTGTGCCATAATATAATATATATAATATAATCTATATCATTATATAATTATATCATTATAAAAAATAAACTATTGATTACTTGGTATTACTTGCTATTTATAATTTTCCACGTTGTTAATGCTAGGATACCTCCTATAGTTTGCGCTAATATATATGCTACCAACTTAAAGAGCCCAATATCACCTTTGAGATACATAATGAAACTTAATGTTGAATTGAAGAAGCCGCCCGAAACCTTGCCAAACATATAAACGGCGGCTAATAAACCGATTGCAATTGGGAACGGATCAGAAGTTTGCAATATACACATAAAGAACACATATGTCCCTACGCATTCAGCAAATATTTGGTCTATTTCTATTTTATCATTCATTATTATTAATTTCTAATATTACAAAATATATTAAAATATTATGCCGTCGATATTATTATTGAAACTTTGCAATACAAACTTTTTGAGGTTTTTCATTTGTATCCTCGTATTGTTTGATATCTTGTATATCTGCCCCTTGCTACTATTGTAATAATAAAGTTCTGATAATTTTTCTGGGAATGTGAAGATAACATTCTTGACATCCTTTGAAAAATACACTCCTTTTACCTTGTCTATATTTAGATAAATTGAAGATATCTCTATACTCTCTCCAGTCGTAGGCATATTCATATAGTAATCTGATTTAGTAAGATTAAGACTACTTAGACTGGTATTTACATATTGCGGCAAATTCAAATTATTTAAGTATCCTCCATCTCCGCCTTCCGCCATAGCCATTTTAGTTAATTTAGGTATCTCTCTTTTGGCTGACGCAGTTCCCGCAGTATGGTATCGGAGACTTCCCTGCTTATATGGAAGCGTATTACTTGCTCGCAACGTATTACTTGCTAGACTTCTTGCATACGATGTATATGAGGTTGTTACTGAAATATATATCATTGTTAATGATAATAGAACTATGTTAAGCATAATATATCTATATCTATAATATATCCCTAAGATATATTTATATCTTGAGATATATTTATATCGGATAACTAAGATATATTTATATAATTAAATATTTTCAATACTATATCATTATTGATACCAAAATGTCTCTTTATTATCTCTAGTAATTTATAAGAGCCTTTAGCGATGTTAATAATTACCTCGCAATTATATAATTCATTATATATGCTAGTAATCTCGTAATTTATTAACCAGTCGCTTATTTTACTTGGGTCTTGTTCGCTATTATTAAATCCAAATATAAAATTAGCAATGTCTTCGCACGTATCACAAATATGTAAATCAATATTATTTGGGTTATCCTTGAAATAACAATAATCACCATAAGACATATTCATTGATTTCCAATATATGTTAGACATTATATACCATTTCCTATGCTCCTTATAGATACCTTTATACCCATATTTGCAATAATATATTCTCGGTTGTCGCGATGTTATTTGCAGCGATATGATATAATATGCATGTAATTTATTGTATTTTGCAATATGTTCATATGGTATAATAACTGCGCCTTTATGCGTTTCTATATAGATGTTTTTGCTATCGCTCACAAAAAACATATACCTCGATTTATTCCCATTGAAACTATAAAATGTTGAGATATCTCTAGAACTATGGATATCTATGTCGTCTGAAATAGAACTATCTATATAGTTTTGAATTGAATAACTCATTATATATTTATGTTAGTATTATTATAATCCTAAATAGTAATTATCATTTATTATTAAGCAGTCGCAGCAGCAGTCGCTTTAGTGGTATCGACAGCAGGTTTAGAGGTAGTGCTTGTTGTTGTTGTTGTAGTGCTGCTAGTTCCGCTCGTGGTAGCCGTAAATCCTGCTGGTGGATTTATTGAAATCGCTACAATCATAATTGTGGATGTAAGCGCAGATATTAAGGTTATCACAGTTATAACCCAACTCCATATATGGCAATTTCCTGTAGTCAGACATTCTATATTATACAACCATAAAAGAACAAGCGGGAAGGTCACTAAAGAATATATTAAATATGAAACAAAGCCCCACATACCAGTCATTATAAAAAAGCATATTAAATTTATAATAGTTGTTATGCAAATTATAATAAAAAACGCACTTGCCTGTGTTGATAAATTAAACATATCTATATCTATATTATAATAATAAAAATAAAATTAGGAAGTCTAGATTTGTTCTATAACCCAATAATTAAGAAATAATATGTAAATATTGCTTGGAGGAATGCGAAAACGAACATAATAAATATGATTTTAATTATATCATATTTCTCTGGTAATTCTATTCCTATATTTGAGTTATCCTTCTCTTTGATATTCCTACCAATACTAAAATGAATGATGTTTTCAAATATATTTAACACTAAGAATACCCCCATCGATATAATAATTAGATGATTAGGGATGTGTATCTTCATCAAAATATATATCTACTAGAGTATTAACAAAATAATATATATATATACATATATACACATATATATATATGAATATTACGTATTATATAAGATATGAATATAAATCTTATTATATATTATGAATATAAGTATTAAACTTCTTATCGCTTTGATAAATATTGTTAGCTGCTGCTATTCTTATAATTTCCCTATTTTTAACACAAATAAAGGTTCGAACGTAGGATTATTGAATTACAATAATGTGTATAGCTCTTTTCATAAATGGTCTTCCGAAAATAAAGAAAGCCACCCTAAAATAATTGAAGATACGCTATGGTTAAGCAAGCATCGTTTCATTACCCCTAGTATGATTATTGGCGTATATAATGACTGCTTCAATCTTAATTATATCTGCTTTATCAGAAGATTATCACCAAACAACTATAAAATACTGAACATATTCGCGAACCCTTCTAATAATTTTGACGATGACCTGCTATTACTTAAAAATCTCTTTGAGTTTGCTATATATAACAACATAAAACTGAACACCGATAAGTTAAGTGAAATCGATAAAAGCAGGTATTTACTAACATACCTCTATTATTATTCGCAAATGAATAGTAAAACCTTTGAAAGATAGGAAATATATAAATATATAAATATATAAATATATAAATATATAAATATTAGATAAAAAGAAAACATAATAAACTGCTATGAAAATTGTAGATTGCTTCACATTTTACAATGAACTGGATATGCTAGAATTCAGACTGAATGAACTCGACGATGTTGTTGATTTTTTTGTATTAGTCGAATGCACTAAAACATTCACTAACAAAGACAATGAATTATACTTTGAAAATAATAAGAGCAGGTTCTCTAAATTTTTACACAAAATAATTCATATTATTGTAAAAGATAATATCCCACAAACATCAAATGCTTGGGACATTGAGCATTATCAAAGAAGATGCATTGATAGAGGAATAAGACAATTAGAATTAACCCCAGATGATATGATAATTATCTCCGATTTGGACGAAATACCTGATAGCAATACCTTGCAATACCTAAAAAATAATAGGATAATCAATGGTATCTATAATCTGAAAATGGATTTATATTATTATAACTTAAGGTGTAAATATAATACTATTTGGGAATATTCAAAAATTTTAAATTATGGAAGTTATAATGGCGACCCGCAAGCTATTCGATGTGGTAGTAATTCAAAAGCGAATATTGAAAATGGAATTGAAAATGGAGGATGGCACTTTTCGTATTTTGGAAACGTAGAGTTCATTAAAAATAAAATAAGGAATTTTGCACATCAAGATGTAAATAATAGTTATGTTCTAAATGATGCCAGAATTATAAAGCAGATACAAAATAGCGATGACTTATTTGAAAGAATAGAATACAAGCCTCAATATATAGATATCAAGAGCAATACTTATTTACCAAAGAAATATAAGGATTTCCTACATATATTAGATAAAAAACTTTGACACTAAGGCTGTATGAGCGGTCTTATCATTCTGTTGCTAATACCATTCATATATTGAATATACATATTTATACCAAATACGTGGAACATCAAATAGTATTTGTTCATATTATATTGTAATCTAAAAACAATATAGAGAATAGGCAGATATACTTTGCTGACTTCTAGCTCATTTTTGCGATTACCATCAGCATCCATATAATTTATAGTATTAATTATAATAAAGAATGGCGATAGCAATGATAATGCGTAGAATACGTGCCAACTAATATTAGAGATTATAGATTTTCTAACAAGCGTCATTAAAAACGTCGACAATTGTATGGGAAACATAACTAGAAAAGCAGCCTCGATAGCACCAGACCCAGATTTATCATTCTCTGTTAATAACAAGGCATTGATTGCTAATATTTGGCAAACTGCATAGTATTTTTTAATAATTATTTTTATATTATCTGGAATGTTCTCCCAATTTATATCGCGCGTAGTTGTTTTTTCATTCACATTGTATTTCGCGGTAATATAGTCGGCTAATATGTGATGGACTATAACTAACGCGAATTTGCCAATTTGATACAAATGATAGTGCGGCGAATTAATAGTAATATCGCTTTTAATACATATGATACTATACATCATTATTATAGCAGAGCGCATTGTGAAAACTATATTATGCAATTGCAGTTCCTTCCAAATTATAATCTTAGAACTAAATCTCATCTTGGGCACTTGAAATATGAAGGAAGACATAGATAGCGTTAAATGCACTGCAGGAATAGCTAAGGTAATCCAATTATCTGCTGATAGCGACATAGAGCCGTATATAATTAGCCAATAGATACGTAGAAAATAATTGAATAAACAGCCAAACCCTAGCAGTTTGTGCAGATGATATTTATCGTGATTTGTAAATAATGGCTGTCTCATAATTTATGCGGGTATATATTTATACGAAGGTGTATATAGTTATAATACGATATATATTTATATATATTTATCAAATTTCAAATTTCAATATCATTATATATTACCCTTATTATATAAAAAATAATAACAAATTATATATATAGAGTTTATGTAAATGGGTTGGAATATTTCTACATATGATAATAAATATCAAATAAAATATGGAAGTAATACAAGCTATAACATTATAGACGATGACATTAGTTATTTAACTATTACAGATACAAAGCATATTGGGCTTAACAATGAAAATCCTAGTTCCGATTATTTACTAGATATAAATGGTATAACTCATATTAATAGCAATTTATACATTACTGGCAATGTCTATATCAGTTGCAACGAGTATATTAAGAAAGACTTATATATTACAAGTAATGTTGAGATAGGCAAAACATTATATACATCTAATATTATAGGCGTGGGCAGTAGCAATAACATAGTAATAAATTATACGTCGCCTACAAACTATAGTAATAATCTTGTTCAGATATATGGGGACACCTCTTTTATAGGTAGGGTTAATATCAATAATATCACATCAAATACGTTTCACCTCTTAGAGATTAATGGTTCTATGCGAGCATCGCGCATATACGGAGAAGGCTGCAATATTTTTAATTTAAATGCCAGCTATGTATCCTTAGGTATTCTTGAACCCGAGCACGGCGGCACTGGAATAAATAAAATAGAAAGGGATGCTATTTTATATGGCGGGATGAATAATAGGTATCTGCAAAATACCATATTTAAATATGATGGAACTACATTATTTGCTCAAAAATTCAGAGGAAATCTTAATGCGGATGATATTACAGATGGTATTGTAACAGTTATTCGCGGCGGCACAGGTTTATCTGAAGTTACTAGAGGATGTATACCAGTGGGCAATGGAAAAGAAGTAACGCAATTATCTTCTGATTTAAAATTTGATTTAAATACCAGAACATTGGCTCTGAATACGTTGCAATTAGCAAACTCTAATATTTATGTGCTAGACCCTGATAATACAATTCGCAAATTTAATTATAATGACGTGGGGTTATATGATGCAACTTCGAATAGCAAAGGTATTGTAATGCCGTCTGAAGAGGACTTTGACACATCTAACGGAATTTTAAAGTTAAAAAGTAATGAAAATCTCTTGTGGAAAATAAATACTACAGGGAGTAATATATATTTCCCAAATGATATTAAATTTGACGCTGGTATAATATGTTTTGCAGGTATTAATAACAGAGACCCCTTATATGCTTTGGATGTAGCAGGTGATATCAATTCATCAAGTAATTACAGGATTAACGGGTCTAATCTTTTCGACCTTGTTATAGATTATGCATCATCTAATTTAAAATTAGATAGTTTGTCTGGAATAAATGTTGCAACTATGAAATTTGTCGAGTCGCAATATAATGATTTTGTTGGTGGCACTAAGAGATGGTCTGTTAATACATTTGATGCTACGACAATAGAAGTTAATAATTTTGTTTCCAAAAGTAAAACTTTGCTAAATACTTTGGCGATCACTGATACATCTACGTCTTCTTCAAGTGATAATTTAATTAATGTATTAAGTATCACTTCAATATCTAGGGTTTTAGATGATAACGAAAAATTATTAAAATTTACGAAAGCGGGTAATCTGCTAATCGGACCGAATTTGCAAGACCAAGTCCCATCGCAACGTTTAGAAATAATTGGGAACATTCACGCATCTGGACATATTCGCTCTTATTACTCTGACGACAGGCTTAAAACTTTAACTTCAAATATTACGGGAGCGCTTGATATTATTGATAGTCTAAAGGGGTTTCATTATGTTCCCAATGAAAAAGCATTAGAGCTTGGTTTTGAATATGATAATGAAATAGGTCTAAGTGCTCAAGATGTTAAAAAAGTAGTCCCTGAGATTGTTAAAATAGCGCCATTTGATACGATTAAAGATAGGGAGAATGGGCAGATTGTTTCCAAAAGTGGCGAGGATTATCTTACAATCTGCTATGAGAGATTAGGTGCGGTATTTGTAGAGGCTATTAAAGAGCTGCGTAAAGAAAATATGGCTTTAAAGAGCGAATTAAAAACCTTGAAAAAAGATTTAGATAATATTAAGAACATTATATATATTCAGTGATAATTATGATGATAATGATATAGGTTATTACATTTTACAAAAATCCTTGTAAAATACTAGCAATATAAAACAGAATGATATAATATTACATATCCAGCACCACATAGACCCCCAAGTATTCGTTTCCTTATATAGTATTATCGATATAATTAGAAATATTGATACAAATATTAAGGTCGGATACATTTTATCAATAATCCATCGCAATGATAGGAAGGCATACCATATTAAGATTATATATATATTCCAAGTAAGCCATTTCCAAGATAAATGCCCGTTCTTGCTAGGAACTGATGAGAACTCTATTGTATTCAATGGTATTATAGCAGTATATAGTATTACAATAAATGCAAGGTATCCTCCCAATATGTATGGTATCAATTCAGGGTTCCTTTCTATTTTTATGATATTAAATATTGGTATGCATAATATAACTAACAATGCTATTTGAGATAGTAATCTATTTGGAAATGTTTTAGACCATATAAAATATTCTATTAGTTGCATAATAATGAATGATTGGTAAAATATTAAACCAAGCAGATTAGTAATGCCATTATAATATGCGAATGACGACGCGAATAAGCCAAATATGTAGGTATTTAATGAAACTGCTGCATTCCAGCACATAATATTACTATAATGGTTTATAATAAAATCAAAGAAAAAGAAAAACGCTACTAGCAGGGATTGAACCTGCGACAACTCGGTTAACAGCCGAGTGCTCTAACCAACTGAGCTATAGCAGCGCGATGGGATAGGATATTGTTATTTTACCCTATGACTTATATATGCGCGTTATTCTTATATATTTTTCTTGGTTATAGCATTGATAGTTTATTCTTTAAATTTTCATTGATAATCTCAAACATTCCTATGAGATACGTTTCGAATTCATCTTTAGACGGGATAGATAACTTTATTTCCGTATTCAAATTAACATTAATAAGTTTTGTATTTACAATGTCTGTTATCTCCATATAATTAATAACCTTGATTAAATCAAGACCATTAATTAGGCTCCTATAATTGGCTCTGAAATTTTTGATAATAAACCTGCTTTTGATTTTTTTAAAACCCACATTATCTGTCTTAATTTTATGCTTGATACATACGCGCAAAAACTTGTCATTTTCTATCGTATATGCTTTGAAATAGTCAGGAAGTGTATCGACATATATATAAATATCCTCTTTCTTTTGCTTAATTCCCTTCTTAACAAACCAATCACTCATTTTCCATTCAATTATTGAATATACATTAGCGAACGCACTAGTGCCATCCTCGCAACTAAATAATTTATTCATAATACTCGTTGCATCAACGTCTTCCTTCTTATCAATTAAAAAGGTGTTATTTAATTTTTTCATCTTCTTCAAATAAATTTATATATATTATTGTATTATTTATTATTTATATGATATTATGATATTATCATATTATCATAATATACTTGATACATTTTTGATATATATATCCTTTAATGATTTGTAGTTGCTGCTTGATATTATGTTCTCTTCCATTAGCCATTTCTTGGAAAGAATATTGTATTTGTGATTTTCATTAAATAATATTTTAACACAAAGATATATAACGCAAACGATTATTAAACTATTAACAATGTTTTTTGTCGCCATCAGAATAATCGCAAACAATATAATGGATTGTATAATAACATTATTAATTATTTTTTGCTGCGCTGGTGTTAATTCGATTTTAAGATATCTCCCCCCGACCTGCACAAGAATTAAGAATATCATTGATAATGGTTCTAATGTAGTTATACCTTCGATACTAGGTATTAATGTTAAAGTCATAATCTATTTTTTGAGAAGATTTTTATAGAAATGAATTGTGTGCTTTTATACTATCTGAACCTTCATTTAATTTATTATAATGCTTTAGTTGTTCTAGTATAATATCATTGACATCTTTGTATGATTTGCTATCATCCTTAGTATCACGCGTATCACGCGTGTCCTTAGTATCACGCGTGTCCTTAGTATCGCGAGTGTCCTTAGTATCCTTAGCATCCCTTAATGCATCATTTATGGCTGCAGTATTAAAAAAGTTGGTATTTACTATATCCATATTGTCTTTTATAAAATCTCCATCCGTAAATATGATTATGTCAAGTATTAAAGCTATTAATGTTAAGAAGAATAACAAACCTATCGTAAAATCCCAGAATAATATATAATAATTAAGTATAAATAATATTAAAAAAATCCAAGGATTGTCTATAATATCTAAGATATTATCTGGATATATTGCAGCTGGACGCATTCCCAGTATTATTAAATAGGTTGCAAAAACCCCTGTTAATACGCCTTTAAATATATCTTCGATATACATATTATTATCCATTTTCTTCTTTACTCTTCTTTACAATTATATTATATAAATATTTTTATTTTAATTTTTCTTTTCATTTTGTATAATAGAAGTATATAAATAATAATTAATAATGAATTATTCAACATTACAAGAAGCATATAATATAGATACTTTTGAGAAGAAAAGCAAACCATCGCAAAAGTCAAATAAAAATAGCGCAGCAAATGGTTCAGGTTCATCTTTGTCTTCTTCTTCGTCTAATGCTAACCCATCCTCTGTGGAGACAAGCAAATTAGCACTAAGTTCAAACAAGGTTTCAGACTATCCCAATAATCACGGGAGTTCCTGTTCGCCCCTACAAGCACCCAATTATAACATTCCTATATCTAACGAATGTAAGAAAGACCACGATGATGCTATGAATGTATATTTGAACGCAACCAATAACAATCCGAATATGATGAATACCCCTGCAATGAATATGAACAATGGTATGAACAAGCCCCCTTCAGTATCACCTCCGCAATCCGCACAAGCCCCTACTGCATCATCAACGTCCGCTATGAATTATTCTACAAGCCTTTTTAATAATATTAAGAATTCCAATGAAAATGTAATGCCGTATTATGACGAAGACCTAGAGCAATATTTTAATATTAGCAACTTAAATGACGAAGTAAAATATAATTCATACTCATATATGCCAAATACAAATAAGCAACCCTACTCAAATAATGATACGTCTAGCTATGCAAATACAAATAATATTCCTAAAAATGGTAATAACCTATTAAATAATAGCGGGTATAATTTAACACCCGAAGAAAAAAAGAGCGCAGAAGATGCTATAATATTTTTAAAAAGCATAGAAGACAAGATTAATAATGGTAATATAAACAGCAGCGGCTACAATAAAACGTCCATTCTCGACCCTACAATACAACCCGAGAATACAGGACCGGGCGGTTTTAAAACTCAAAATAATACTGAGAAGACTGAGATGAATGCGAAGACTGAGATGAATGCGAAGACTGAGAAGCAAGATAAAGATGATAAAGAAGATAAGCAAAGGAAGCAAGAGAAGTCAGATACCACTTACATATATAATGCTATTTTTAATATATCTATTCTTCTTATAATAGGTATTGCAATAATATTACTTTGCGACCAAATTGTAGAATTGGCAATACAAATTGGTATGAAACGCGCAGTAAATATATTAGAGCCTCTAATAAAAAATCAAATTCGTGCTCAAGAGTTGGCTAATAATGTATAAATAGGATGTATGGATGGATATGTATTATTTATTTTAGCAGTTAATTATTTTTTTAATTTGAATTATTATAATAGAAGATATGGATATTATAGTAAAACCAGATAATTGGATTTTACCAAATCGTATAGGATATAATAAGGAGATATATGATACATTCAATCCTTCCAAATATTCTAGCGTATCAGACAAGGCTATACTATCAGCGCCGTGTAAATGCAAAAGTGATAGCTGCGAGGTAGATGACGACTATATTAAACTTTTGAGACAGCAAAAAATAGTCAAGGATTATATGCAATTTGATAGCCCTTACAGGGGAATACTTTTATATCACGAACTGGGCTCTGGTAAATCAATAGCATCTATAGCAGCCTCCGAAGGATATGTAAATCATAAAAAGATAGTTATAATGACACCAGCGTCCCTGTCTCAGAACTACGAGAATGAATTACTAATCGCCTCAAAAATAGGGCGCAACCTCAAGAGGACTTGGACGCAAATAAAAGTTAATAAGAAATCAAAAACAATTATGAGCGATTTAGAGAAATATGCGATTTCAGAGAAATTCGTAAAGAAGAATGGATTAGTTTGGATACCGCAATACAAAGACGACATTGACGGCGCAGAGATTATAATAGAAAAAATAAAATATAATTCAACCGACGCTAAGGAAGCGGTGCATAGAGCCGAGATTGACGTAGCAATTAATCATATAATTAGGAATAGATACACCTTTATAAATTACAACGGGCTTACTGCAAAAATGATAAAGGAACTAGGCACAAAACCTTTCGACAATTCCTTTATCATTATTGACGAAATACATAATTTAATTAGCAGAATAGTTAATGGGTCTCGCCTCGCCAAAGCAATATATAATCACTTAATGAACGCATCAGATGCGAAATTAATATTACTTTCGGGGACACCTATAATAAATCAGCCATATGAAATTGCTACATTAATCAATCTTGTTCGCGGACCAATTAAAGAATATAATGTAGAGTTATTAAAGAAATCCAAAGTGCCCGATTTGAATGCTGCAATTGAACTATTAAAAGAAAAGAAGTTATATGGCTATATTGATACCATTAATTATAATGAAAATATTATATCAATCACACTATTACCTAATAATTATAAGCGGATTAATGATGATAGCACTAATATCGCCAAGAATAAATGGGCAGACAGCGCGGATGATTTAATAAAGAAGATTGTTGATATATTAAATAAATCGGATATTGTTAAATTATCTATCCGAAATAAAATAATAAATAACGAGGCGCTACCTACGGATAAAGTGGTTTTTAATAAGATGTTTATAGATGAAAGCGGCGGCGGCGATAAGAATATTACCATTAAAAACGAGGATTTATTTAAAAGAAGAATACTGGGAACAATAAGTTATTACAAAACTACAGGGTCTGAGTTGTTTCCCAAGATGCTGTCGCCTGTATCTCGAGAACTCTATATGTCCGACCATCAAATAAAGAAGTATTTAGAAGTGCGTTTGATAGAGATTAGGATGGATGACAAAAAGAAACTCTTCAAGAAGGGAGGTGCCAATGATGATTTTGGGTCTGTTTATAGGGCGTTTAGTAGAATGATATGCAATTTCGCATTCCCTGACGAAATTAATCGTGTATTCCCGCAAGATATAAAGCTAATAATGAAAAAGGAAATCGCTAATGTTGATAGTGATAAAAGTTCGCAATCGGACGATGCTGCGGATGCTGCGAAGCAACTTAATAAGGATGTTGCAGCTGCTTATAGCAACCAATTAGATGCCGCGATGGATAAATTAGTTGAAAGCGAATATCTAGACATTGACAAATTGCGCGATGTATATAGCCCTAAATTTGCACAGATGTATGAAGATATCGAAGCGTCGCCTGGTAGTGTGTTGGTATATTCGCAATTTCGTATGGTAGAAGGTCTAGGGATATTTAAAGAGGTTCTAAATAGACAAGGATATGCCGAGATAAATATTGTGAATAATGAAGACTTTGGATATATATTAGATGATATGGACGTGTTTGATAAAAAATATGATAATAAAAGATACGTTGTATTTAATTCAGATAGGATTAAAACAAACATTCTTATGAATATATTTAATGGCAATAGCAAGGCATTACCAAAGAATATACAAGAGCAATTAAAACTCGTCCATATAGACACTGAGCAATTATATGGGAAGATTGTGAAAGTGATGATGATAACACAATCGGGCGCTGAAGGTATATCTTTGAAAAACGTTAGGCGCGTATTAATTACTGAATATTTCTGGAATTCTGTGCGAATTGATCAGGTTATCGGGCGAGCGGTGCGAACGTGCAGTCATAAAGCATTACCCGATAATGATCAGAATGTCCAAGTTTTCACATATTTGATGAATTTTACTAGAAAACAATTGAACGATAACCCAACATTACGCAGCAAAGACAAAGAAATAACTACAGATAAGCACATCTATAATATTGCTAAAAGTAAGGAAGGTCTCATCAATTCATTCTTAAAGATGCTTAAAGCCGCGTCATTAGATTGTATTATACAATCGGATGTTAATAATCCGTTGGCAAATGGTTATAAATGCTATAACTGGCCCATCAATGTTAATAATAGCGAATTGTCATATACTAATAATATTAATGCGGATAAGAAGATATTGCTATATAAAAATAAACAGCATATAAGGAAAGATAGGGGGCAAGTTGTATTAAAAGATGGCAAAAAATACGTGGTTCTCAAGAATAAATTATACGATTACTATAGCTACGTAAACGCGGGTATTCTTTTACCTGCTACCATTCCATAGTATTCCATAGTATTCCATAGTATTCCATAGTATTCCATAGTATTCCATAGTATTCCATAGTATTCCATAGTATATAATACATACTAATAAAACACGATGACATATGATAAGGATATTTGTTTCAACTACATATCAACATCGACAACCTACAATATATAAATATAAATTATTATATTAAATAAGAGATACCTTATTTTTTATTAATTTTATGGAGCAAAAAATAAGATGCATACATAGGAAAAAAAAATGTTTTCATTTATGTAATAAGAAGACGATTAAAAACACCTTATATTGCTGTTATCATATACATAGTATAAAGAAGCATTTATGTAAAATATTTTTTAAATTGTTTGAAGAAAAATACGATTTAAATTGTTTAGATATTTACACAATGTTCAAATATATAGTAAATAACTCCCTTGAAAACGATGATGTATTTATAAACATATTATTTATTGATTTACTTAAAATGATACCTATGGTGAAACTAAGTAATATTTATAAAAATTATATTAATAACGATACCATTACCAAGAGCGAGGTATATACTCAAATATATATATTAAATAACAAAACACACCAGTTCAATAATAAGTGTAATATGAACAATCTAATACAATTTCAAAATATTGTTAAATACAAACTGCTTTGCACCCGCGTAGGAGTTAATAGTAATTTTTTAAATGACGAGGACTTATTCACTACTGCAAACATCAGTGATATACACCCTCGTCGTCTATTTACTATTAAGGACGCTAAAGGAACATATGGGTTTGATATAGTGGCGCTAGAATATTTTGTAAGAAAATGTTTAGCAGATAATGTAGCACCATATAATCCTTATACGCGCGAGATATTAGATGACAAAATTATTTGGAGATTGAATATGAAACTCAAATATCATAATATAGCAAGAAAAAAAGATGAATGTATCTGGACTACTGAAATGAATGCATATACTGATTTATCTATAGAGGTTGAGAAAAGGGGCTTTTATAATAATCCCGAATGGTTTAAAAAAATGTCTAGAGCCGATTTCCTAAAATGTATTAAACTTTTTAGAGATTTTTCTAGTAATGTAGAAGAAAGCAAAAAATACTTTATAAACATTAGCGAAGAAAGATTTACGTATGACTTTTGCGAGGAAAGCATTAAATTGTTCAATGAATGCAATGATGACCTATATATATTATGCTGCAATTATATGAAGTCTCTGGCATTATGCTCTAACGATTTTTATAACAATATCCCCGATTGGTTGTCAACATATGAAACGCCATCTTATATATCAAATATTAATAACTTTGCATCCTTTATATCTACCTTAATTAACAATAATAACCATAGTAATTTAATGGATATCGATATGAATATGAATATAAGTGGTGATATGGGTATGAATATGAATAGCGATATAAGTGGTGATATGGGTATGAATATGAACAATCTAGAAGTTAATCCAACAACACCTGTAATTAACCCAAGCAATAATTTTTTATTATATTATTATGTAGAATATATGTAAATGAATAGTTATAATAATAATTTAATAAAGAATACTCCTGATTTCCTTTATATACCTCCTGAAAGAATTCAGCCTTACGAGCAAAGCAAGGGATTTTTTGATATTTATATTTGTAAATTTAAAACTGCCGTATATGCTTCAATACTATTTATTATATTGTCCTTACCTATCGCATATAAAATATTGGATATGTTAGCAAAACTAGTATCTAATAATATTGATTTGATTGATAATGAATGCGAAGAAGCATTGCCTCTCGGTAGATTAATTATGTCTATCATATTTGGTATCTTTATTTTCTTATTATAAATGTAAAAAAATGAAATAATAAAAAATATGTAATAATCATATCAAATATAAAAATAATATATAGATATTTACAAGGTTATATATAGATTATAATGTGATAATTTTTATTGTTATACTAACTTTATTACTTATTTCTTCTTAGTTGCTGCAACCTTCTTTACTTTAGGTTCTGGCACTGGCTTTACAGGTTCTTCAACAACCTTTACAGGTTCTTCATCTTCTTCTTCCTCATCCTCGCCTTCTTCATCGACATTTTCAAGCGCATCATCGTCTTCCTCTTCATCATCATCATCTTCTTCTTCTTGCGGAACAACCTTTTGAACAGGCTTTAGAGTTGCAGGAGCGGCTACCGCAACAGGCTGCTTCTCAACAAGAGTTTTCTTATCTGATAATGCATTCGCCGCATTCGCCGCACTAGATTTTTGAGAAATCTTTGCGATTACATCATTATCTACTGAAATGTCATCATCATCCTCATCTACATTGTTCAATTCATCATCGCTATCTACAACAAAGGTCAGTTTTGATGTATTTAATTGCTGAAACTTAGCAGATACAATCTTCCAACTGCACCCAAACATTCCAGCAGAGAACCAAATACCACTCAGCTGAATAATAAACTGCGCCTTTCCGCCTTTGAGATTTGCCAGAATATCGTGAAAGTTGGTTTCATTGTTATCCATATCATAGCAATCGAAATCAAACTTATTATCAAGCGAATTATAAGGAATTTTCGCCTTCAAAGTAGGAGGATATTTATTGGCATATTCTCCCGTAACCTTATCCTTATCGTGCTTTACAATTGGGGTAAACATATTAGATACTACATCCTTGTTTCCGCTAAAGTTATTCTTGAACCATACAAGGCGATTAGCAAACGCGTCATCAATAACCTTCTGCTCCAACTCTTTCATTTTATCGTGAAATACCTTAATCTTAGGATTTTCATCCATTCCTTTGAATGACAATGTAATATCATACTTGCGCTCCTCGTCCTTCCTACCTTCATCTTTCTTAATAAACTGCATATTATCATTAACACCATAGGGAATGCTGAGAATAGGTGTTTGGATATTAACTTTTGCGCCGTTGTTATTGATATAGATTGACTTTGCTCCAGATTTCATAATTTTGAGTTCCGAATACTTGAGCTTGTCGACGTTGAAATTCTTAGGGAGGATGACGTTCATTGTTGTATTATATTACTTGTTTAATCTTTATATAAGTTAGGGATACCTATCAATTTTTATATTTTTAATCATAATTTTTTATATTTACATAAATATTTACGACGATAATATAGTTTATATATTTATGTGGGTTGTTTGAGTTATCTGAGTTATCTCCTCTGTATATTTTAAGTAATGCTAAATTTTTTACTACCATAATAATTTTGAATGTATATTATTGTAAAATAAATATTCAATATAGTTATGGGATCCCAGAAAACTTTGACGAATGAAAAATTTATGTATTACGATAAAGAATTTCAAATTTATAAAACGAAAAAAGGTGTTAAATTAATAAAAATAAATAACAATTATGTTAATATAAATAACATTGGTGTTATTGATAAAATAAATAATAAAACCCACAATGATATTGTAGCAGAAAATATAATAGAATTAAACACTTTTGATATTAATGATGATACTAAGGATGATACTAAGGATGATACTAAGGATTATAAGGAACCTATCGCAGATAATACAAATACCGATAGTATAGATGGTGAAGAATATGTTATCATAGCATATGATAATATCGCTTAATATATATTCTCAGAGGTGTTCTTCTACTCTAAATGATAGTATGACTAGAAATGTTAGAAGAGATTTTGAGAAGTTATTAACATCAATATGGGTTAATAGATAATAATTATTATACTCAATAACTGCTCTATCAATATCATACCATATTAAAATATTATTCATATCATATTTTGAGATTGAATTAATCCTATCATCTATAAAATTGATTAAATCTTCAATCAATAATAGGTGGTTGTTATTAAAATTGCTTTCACAATAGCACATATTATCATAGATGCTTTCACATAAATCATAGATGCTTTCGTGAATATTCTCAGCCATTACGCACTCATACATTATGTTCCAATGTATATACTTTATAATATAAAAAGATTATATATATCAATCAATTTTTAAAAATAAAACTGATATTTTAGTTATACAGCAGATACTGCAATAAATATAGTAATACTGCAAATATAATTATATTAGTATTTGCGTCGAAATTTGCAAGGTATGATGCAATCAAACCTACTGATATAACCATTATACTATCGCCTATAATCACGTGATACGATACTTCATCTGCAAAATCCTTAAAGATATCTATCATTTGATTTGACCCTCTAGGAATTAAGGTAAGCATTATATAGAATAGTATGTCGTGAATTACTTGTATAACAACCATTAATAATATAAAATTAATGATTGAAAACTTGTCAAATATATATGGATATATTGCCCTAACAACGATAACACCTATAAATATTACTAGAACGTCTGCTAAAACTGCTGACAAAAGAAATCGTTGATACCAAGACTTTAAAAACTTACTTTTTATTATATCAGCATTCGACAAAATAATACCTATGATATCAACAATGAGAATAGCAGTCAATATAGGTAAATAATCATTTGTATTATTGAAGCGCGATATATCCTTGAACATAGACATAGAACTTCCTCTAACAACTCTATATTATTTAGATAAAAAAGAATTATAAAAAACATAACATATAAAGCAATATATATATACAAATATATATACTATTTACACGCTTACGCTGCTTTCGCTACTTACACTGCTTTCGCCACCTACGAAGTCGTAGAGACTATCTGGTGTTATCATAAAATGCATTGGATTATAAGTATGTGTTTCATAATATTCATAGTATCCGAAATAATTAACAACGAGGTTATATTGGATACAATAATCTAAATTATATTGTATATCATCAAATGCGTCTCTGCAATTTTCATAATTATAAATAAACTCTTTGAACTCGAGAACAATGAGTTCTCTAAAACCTTCTAGGACATTTATATTCTCCTTCTTTAAGCCCTCTGTAATCTCATCAAGTTGCGAAGTAATACCATAATCTTTGCTATCAGTTTCAAGAAGTTCTTCCCTCTTCAAATACGCAGTTTTATTTTTATACGTTATATAATTAAACATTATATCAAATATCTTATCAAAATAATCCCGTGCTTTAACTCGGTCAAAGCATAATTTGATATTTAAGTTTAAACTCGCGGCTTTGCAAAGATACGTGATTATCTTTGCCTCCTTGATATCAATATTGCTGAAAGCCGCATCATTTGCAAATAATACTTCGCTAATAAGTTCGTAGTTAATTTCATTGGTCATCTTCGTATCTGCTTCGCTGCTTTTGCTGCTTCGCTTTCTGGTTGTTTGGCGGTCTTTTGCTTTCTTCGCTGGTTCTTAATTAAGAAACAAATAATCTTAATCAAATTTTATAAAAATACTTGCAAATCGGGACATTTTATTCCATATTATGAATGTTCCCTTCTGATAAGCCACACATTTTTACGTTTGTAAAATCTATCTTTAAGTCTATCTTCTATCTCATCTAATTGATGTTTAGATATATTATTTTTATAAAGTTTCAAATATTGAAGATTTTCTAATTCGCCTAAAGTTATCAAAAATTCATCAACAAAATTCTTGTTTTCATCCCAGTCAGTTTCTACAATAATATCTGTATGATTTATTCGAAGTTTTTTAAGGTTTATTAAATCTCTTATTTGTTCTATTAATTCGGTAAAATAATTAATACCATTTACATCATAACCTCTACTTTCTACAGAATTAAAATTACTTATTATTAACTCCTCGACATTTTGATAGTATCCTAGATTAGTGTTAAATTCTTCATAATCTTCGTCGGTGGCAAATGTTATATTATCTAATATTAACCTCCTAATTTTTAATGTTTTGATTTCTTTAATATCTTCAATGTTCAAATATTTTTTAAGAAAATAATTAGCCTTTTCATCTATTGCCGTGTCTTTTATTTGCAACTCTTTAAGATTTTCAAATATTTTAGTATTACCTGAGAATTGCCCAGAAGTTTTTATATCAAATCCAGTATTATTTAATATTAACTTTTTAATTTTTGATTTATCTAAAACCTTATCTAGAAAATCAAGTATCTTCTTAGTAATTTTTAAGTTGCTTAAATCTACGACCTCCATTTCTAACACTATTCCTTTATCTGAAAAAGCAGTATTTGTTTTATAAATTTCTAAAAGTTGCTTGATAGTAAGCCTTTGAAGCATAATTTGTAAAACGTCGTCGTTAATATTATAAAGCGTTATAGTTGAAGTTCTTGATTTTAAGGGTTGCTTTGCTGCCTTGCGAGATGATGATGAAGAAGAAGAAGAAGAAGACTTCCTAGCAGATGATTGCATTATCTATCTATATTTGTATTTATATCTATTATATACTAGTTTATTTATTATTTATTCTCAGTATTTACTTTCTAATTCTATAACCCGTCTAATATAATTTAGGTTAATTAACGGGAGTATTGGTGAGCATTCCCATAACTGCGTTTTAAGGAATGTTTGGATATTATATTTTACGGGATACATATGAAATAGCCCCCCATAAATATCAAGCATATACCGCTGATATTTTTTAGGAAGTAATTTAACGCTGTATTTAGGCAATACTATTAATAACTGAATATATGGCTGAACAAAATCATTATCAGTATTCATTGCGGGGATTTCATTCGCTATTGAATGATTTAGGATATCTTTGATTGTTGGCGGGTAATTATAAGGGTAATACCATTCACAATCAATGTCGCGTCCTTTATAGTATGAATATACCCAATATATACCTTTAATATAGTTATTACAGGCGTTGAACATAATTGTGGAATCGATTGATATATTATTATCAAATATGACCCTATAATATTCTTGCCGCCATTTATTGGGGCTATTATAAATTGTATTGATTAACGGGTCTTTGTTTTTTAACCCATAATAATCACTGGCTACGTTTTTGTTATCTGGTATCTTTTTCTTAATATATCTTTCGCATATAGTATGTATATCATCATCTTCGGTATTCGCCAAATCCTTGAAGATATCAATGAGGCAATTGTGGTTTATTACTCCATTATTAACTAATAACCCATTAACTTTAATAGACCTCTTCGTAGCCGATAATAGATTGTCTATACCATTATTTTTTAATTCGATTGTTAATAAGTGTGGGATAAAGTCATTACCTAATATAGTACAGGCGGTGCAATATGTTTCTATTAAATCGCAGTCGTTTGCTGGTGTATCAAAGTTAAAATCCCAGTTTGTTTTCAATTCGCATAGTATTGCTTTGCGCAATTCTCTGATATTTAAATAATTATAGATTGTCTTGTTCGTATGCAATTCCTTAACTTCTCTCATTAAATATATGTTTTCCTTATGGGACATAAGAGATAATATGATTAGGTCTGCGTCAAGCCCGTGAATTATTATTTGGTCATCTATGGGAGCATCCTTAATCATTTTGAATATTTTGTGCTCTCCTTCGCCACATTCATTACTACCGCAGTAAATAACCTTATCGCTATAATGCTCTTCGATAACCTTCTTGCTAATATAGGTATTTAATTTATCCATAAACGAGGTGCCTGGAGTAATCGCATTCGTGTCCCAAACAATATTAATATTGTCCAAAGTATTCCTATAAATATTCAAGTATCTGCGCTTTCTTTGCTGGAACATCTTTGCCAAAGGGGCTACGCCATCCGCGCAAATAACATATTTGTTCGCCTTGTAATTTTCAATATAATACTTAATTCTATCCCATACGCCTTCAATAATCTCGGCTTCTATAGTATTGTTATCGGCACGTCCTTCGGTATCGTCCTTGTATTTCCTTATGATATCTTGCGCAACATTATGTATAATACCATTGAAATCTATACAATAAATATCCAAATGGGTCGGTTTATTGTTTGATATGATGTTATTGTATTTTTGCGTAAGCGAATAAAAATAATAAGGAATTCCCATATTTATATTATTACTACAAATATATATTTATATGATTATCATTTTTTATTTTTCTTTCTATCATATTAGAATATATATATAATATGCCTGCTGCTACTACTACAAATTTGAGTGATGTATTTCTAGGCTCTGAACAATCAAGATATGCGGGTATCGCTCTATTCATTACTATATTGATAATATGTTTATCAATCCTTTTCACCAGTAGCAAAATACCTATTGAGCAAAGACTGATGTTTGTTGTATTTATTATAATAATTTCAGTCCCCTCGATATTGATGTCTTTATTCGAACTAACTTGCATCGTTACTGGCGGAAACTATAATACGCGGTGGTGGTGCTGGCTTCTAGCGTGGGTATTAGCAATAATGATTATAATTTATTGCATAATGATTATAATCTCCTTATTCATATCTATGTCTAACTATGACCTAGCGAACGAGCGTATCACTGAAGATATCGCAAACAATAACGTAGATAACGCGAATGCCAATACTTATGCTAAGAATATAATGAAGTCCTATGAGCAAGATAAGCAAACTAATAATAACCGCCCTGAAATAAAAGAGCAACAGCAACAACAGCAGCAACAGCAGCAACAGCAACAATATCAGCCTCCAGCGCAACAATATCAGCCTCCAGTGCCGCCCAAAACACAATATCCTGTCCCTCAACAATCCCAACATATGCATCCTTCACCACGCGAAGACTTCGGTGGTGGCAACAGCAACGGAGTAAGAGGTAGCTATACTGGGTTTGATACTATGGACAACTTATCACCTCTTGATAGCGCCTTTAATACTATGAATTTGCCTATGCAGCTGCCATCAACCCATAATGCCCCTCGTATGAATGATAATGTAGCACCTAATGATGCTTCAAATATAGATAAGTTCAGTCTATTTTAGGTATTCTATATATCTGCTCATATTTCTATTAACCCTTTCTATATATTCTAAATTCCAACCTAAAAATTCAAATGTATATTCTGTGTATTGTTTGGCGGGAATATTATAGCCAGTCATAGAATAGCCCTGAAAATCATAGATAACATTGATATCTATACATTTTAGAAGAGCCCCCATATTTAATAAGAACTCGCATTCAATATTCTGATTAGCCAAAAGGGTCGGTAAGTCATCTTTGATATTAAAACGTTCTGAAATAAATGTATAATTAAATATATCAAATTTGTCCTCATTTATAATTATTTTCCATAGAATATGTTTATCAACATCTTTATCATAATCAAATATATATTTAATTGCAATTAGTTCTTGTATCGATGTTGATAAAAATGTTTCAGTTGTAATTACTTGGTCTATATATATATTTGGCAGCATCTTTCTATATCGCTGGTAATTAAACCCTCGATATAGAACAAGGGTTTCGTCGCGTTCTTGTCTTCTCCCTCTACTATAACGAGGTATATCAAAAACCGCATCACATCTAGGAAGTTTCCTCATTAAAGCATTGCTTAATATTTGTATATTTTTAAGTTGCCCTAGAATAAAACCATTGATATTTCTTTTATTTTTTTTCATATATTTTTCAAAATCTTTAACTTTATTATTATTTTCATAAAACATATTACCATTCTTTACAAACTCTAAAAACTCGGATTTTGTAAAATAGTTTAGAAACAATTGCTTGTGGTTTAATAATAAATAAGTAATTATATTATAATTTAATGAGTAATAACTATCACGATCCTTCAATATAAAATAATCGTATGGGTCGTCGTCGTTCTTCCATTCATAAACAAAATCTGCCACGTTTATTATTATGCCATTTCGAGAAATTGAAGCTCTTCTAGTATAATCTCGTAGGCTTGGGAAGTCTTGTATTGTTGTAGTAGTCATATATATCTATTCTATTACAAATATATTTAAGAAATCATCAATATTATATTATAATGTTTTAATTTATAATTATGAAAAAAAAGGACGATGATGCTAAGCGGACTGGATATTTCAGACCGCAGATATGTAGGAATTGTGGTATTAACGGGCATCTATACAAGGATTGCTTGCATCCTATTATGAGTTTTGGTATTATCTGCTATAAAATTGAAAATGGGGAAATCAAATATATTATGATACAGCGTAAAGATAGCCTATCATTTATGGAGTTTGTTAGAGGAAAATATAATCAGAATGATATTAGTTATATTAAACAACTTGTTGATTATATGACGGATAATGAAAAGACGATGATATTAGAAAACACCTTTGAAACTATCTGGAATTATACGTGGTGCCAAACATCTCAAAATGTTTTCAAGCATACGAAAGAATATGTTGAGTCTAAATCGAAGTTTGACTATGTAATTAATAATATAAATTTTATAAACATATTAAAGTCTAGCAAGGTAAAATGTAATTATTTAGAGCAAGAGTGGGGATTTCCAAAAGGTCGCAAGAAAATACGCGAGAGCGATATAGATTGTGCAGTAAGAGAATTCTGCGAAGAAACCCAATTATACAAAGACGACATTCAAATAATCAAGAATATATATCCGTTTCAAGAAATATTCTTTGGCACTAATAACATCCTCTATAAACACGTTTATTATATCGCAAAAATTGTTAAGGAAAAATCTAAAATATATTTGGATAATAATTGTCTGGAACAAGTAAGGGAAGTTAGAGACATCAAATGGCTTACGTATGCTGAGGTATTGTCGCATATTAAATATCACAATATTGAGAGGATTGAAATCTTCAAGAAAGCCCACGCTATTATTACTGAAGCATTGATTGATATAAATCTTCTTTAATCTAAATAGAAGGGATATTAATGATAAAAAGAGGTGCAAAAGCGGCTAAGGTGGCTAAAGCGGCTAAAGCGGCTAAAGCGGCTAAAGCGGCTAAAGCGGCTAAAGCGGCCGCCACAAAATCTTGTCCTGATGGAAAAGAGATAAATCCATTAACAGGAAGATGTGTTAATATATGCAAGGTAGGAACAATAAGAAATACTTTAACGGGCAAATGCGATAAAATACCAAGTGCAAATAATGGTAAAAAAGGGAGACCTGCAAAGAAAGTTGCTATTAAGAAAGCATTGTCTCCTCGCAAACCGCTATCTCCGATACCTTCAAAATCTTCAAAATCTTCAAAATCTTCAAAATCTCCAATACCTTCAAAATCTCCGATATCTCCGATATCTTCAAAATATTCATCTTCGAGCAAACCTTTTGAATTATATTATCCTGATTTAGATGATCCAGAATTTACTATAAAAATAGCAAATAATAAAGAGTTCCTAATTCACAAAATACCAGAGTTTCCTGTAATTAATAATGTGAAAGAGTTTGACGAGGTATCTAATAAGTTTTGTGGAAAGTTTGATAAAATGTTGTATCAGCATTTTGTTAGTCAATATATATCATATAGAACACCTTATAGAAGTATTCTGCTATATCACGGAGTTGGCGTTGGGAAGACTTGCTCCGCAATTACAATATCAGAGGCGCTGCTGAGTTCTCAAACAACTTCTGAACCAATGATTTGGGTAATTATGCCCCAATCCTTAAAGAATAGTTTCAAGTCGCAAGTATTTAATATAGATGACTTTGATATATTTGAAAATCTGTCCAATCAATGCACTGACCACAATTATATTAAATTATTAAATATTTATAAATCGACATTTAACAAAGATAATCTACACAATAATAACAATAAAGGAATTAAAGAGTATCGAGAAAAACTTAAAACCGAACTGAAGGCAATATTAAAAACCCGCTATGATATCTTTACATATGACAGGTTTGCCAAGTATATTAATGATAATTATAGTAATAAGATTGTAGAAAACAAGGTTATTATAATAGATGAGGCTCATAATATTAGGAGCACAAATAAAAAAATAAAGAATACCTATCTGGCTTTAATGAAATGTTTGGAAAAAGGCGTAAATAACAGACTAATATTATTATCTGCTACGCCTATGTATAATGAACCTAGAGATATTTTAGAGCTTTTAAAATTATTAATTATAAATGATAAGCGATTTAAGATTATCAATGATAATAAGAAGGTATTTAATAACAAAACCTTTAATATTGAGGATGCTAATGTTATTGACCTTCTCAAAAAATTATCTAACACATATATTTCTTACTTGAAAGGCAAGAACCCTTTTACGTTTGCTTTAAAATTAAATCCGAGCAACAGCGGTATTAAGGTATTAGAAAGCGCCCCTACAAAAGACCTTAATAATAAATTAATTAGCAAAGAAAATCTCAAATGGTTTCAAAATATAGATGAAGACATTGTAATATCAAAATTAGGAGAAGCACAAAAGAAGATAATAGACAAGCTCGAGAAATTAGATATTAGCGACGACGACGTGGATGTCGATGATGATGACGACGATGAAGATGCAAAGCAAAACAATAATATGAAATTACTACAACCTATGAATATTGTATTTGATAATGATATAGGCATCAAGGGTTTTCATAATTTTTTTAGTAAAACTAAAGATACTGACCCGATCGAATTAAAATATGTGGATAAATACAAAAATGCTCTAATGCCAGACAAGGACAATGAACATCTAGGGAAATATTCAGGGAAGTTTTTAAATGTTTGCGATTTTATTCGTAATTCTAAGGGGATTATTGTAATCTATTCACGATTTCTACTATCTGGAATAATCCCTATAGCAATATCCCTAGAACACTTAGGATATATGCGCGAAGGCACTAATAATATATTGAAAAATGCCGAGATTGTTAGCGATAAGCCTATATATGATGGTATAGCGACCCCTAAATATTGTATCCTAACGAGCGATAAAAAGGAATATATGGGAAATACTAAAATAGATGATTTAATCAAAATAATTAATAGCGACGACAATTATAACGGGGCGAAGATAAAGGTTATCCTTATAACACCTGTTGCCAGCGAAGGTCTGAGTTTTTATAATACGCGCGAAATTCATTTAATAGAGCCTTGGTATCATTTTAACAGGTCTGACCAAATCATTGGTCGCGGTATTCGTAATTGTAGGCATAATCGGCTTAAGATAGAAGACCGCAATGTATCTGTATTTATGCACGCAAGTGTCAATGATGATAATACACGTGAGAGCATAGATATTAATGCGTTCCGAATATCAACGAGGAAATATATTGAAAGTAAGAAAATTGATAAAATTATTATGGATAACGCGATAGATTGCCATTTAATGAAAAATATTAATTATTTCCCTAAGTCGCTTTTTAAGCTAGATAATGTTAATATTGAAACATCTCAAGGTGCCCTCATTAAATACAATTTTGGCGACGAAGAAATAAATGAGCCTAAATGCCCTATGAGCGCAGATATTAAAATAAAGTCTAGCGGGTTTCGTAGTGAAATCTATAAGCATCTGTTAGCGAGTATTAAAACGGCTATTAAGAATATAATTAATATCGGAAGCGATAGCAGCGATAGCGACAATAAATACAAGTATATTGATTTTGAAACATTAAAACATAATATGGGTGATGATATTGATGATGATATATTAATGTATGCTATTAAAAATATAATATACCCTAACATATTTATTAATAATAAGTATATTACAAGATATAAAAATGGATTACAGATAAACAATATAGAAACTGAGAAGGCTCACAAAATCATCAGGTATAATAATGATATATTAATAAAAACTATTGGACAAACAAGCCGCTCAAGCAATGCAGCAAGTAATGCTAGTAATGCTAGTAATGCTAGTAATGCTAGTAAAATAAAGAAGGTTAAGAAAGCAAAACTAGAAGAAAATAAAAAGGCATTGCTTAAAATGATAGGCAAGTTAGATATCGATGAAAAAGATATTAATAAGACTACTATATCACTTTATTTAAAAATTAATGCGGCTGAGTTTAAAACATTAATAAGTTATATTTTAAAATCATATCCTTCACAAGCGAATGATGAATTTGATAGGAATATTCAGTTTATATGCGAATGCTTGTATAGACAAGGTATATTAATAAAAAGCGAAGATATACCATCGTATATCGAGAACACCAATGAATATATAGGATACATTAATATGTTTAATGAAAACAGCGAAGATGACAACACATACATTCAATACAATGAGAATGATAAAAAACTTGTTAAAAAATATAAAAATTATACAGAATACTTAAAGCATATTGATGAGATACAAAAAACGCGAATAAGGAAAAACATCAAACTCTTTAATACGACTACGAATACCGAGCAAAATGTAGGACCCGCTTCAAAAAGCATTCAAGAATATTTCAGTAATCGCATTAATAATAACGTGTATATACCGCAAGATATGACTGATGAAAAAACTGCGTGGGGTATTATAGTTCGCTCTAAGAATAAATATATATTAAAATTATTCTCTACGGGGGATGGCAAGAAGACAGGGCGAGTTTGCGAGACTTTTAATGAAGAAGAACACAATGTATTTATTGAACAACTAATGCCCACTAATGCAGCCGCTAAAAAGGTGAAGATGAAAAATAAGAAAATACTATGTAGTTATATTGCAAACATATTACTTAATAAAAATAAACTTGTTCTTTTCCCAATGTATAAACCTAAGATATAAATATATCAAACTGCTCCCAAGTATGCCATCCAATAATTATTTTCCAACATCATTGCTCTTTTAGATAGCATTAAATTATATCTTTCAGCCTCTAATTGTTTCCGTTGTTCTAATAGCAACTCATCAATTACTTGTAAAACTGGCATAAACTTTTTCTTTACTATGGTATTTCCTTGCATTATTATAATATAAAATATAAAAAAATAATATGAATAATAAATACTAGCATTTCTTATACATTCTTAGCAATAGTTATCTTTCCCTTGTTTTTCTCCTTGTTATATAAGATAACCTTATCATTATAACAAATTTCTTTGTCTAGCAAGAATGATATAAATAATGCAGTCGATTTATTCCATCTGTTATTTACTACACCAGACATCATCTCGGCGCATTTTGTAGCCCCAAATATCTTTGCAAATTCCTCTTTCGATATCAATGCAACAATAGCATCTTTTACGTATGCAGTGGAATTATTAAAGGATGATGTTTCGCTAATAATAATATCAAGTGGTTTAATTGTAGTATCCTTATCTTTCTTTTTACTTTTAGGCGTTTGCAAGGATACTTGCTGCAGTTTTACTTCCTTATCAGGATTTATTAATACTACTGGAGGAGGCTCTTCGATATTAACATTTACCGCTATCGCAGCATTCGCAGTATTCACAGCATTCGCATTATAATACTGCGAATGCTGCGAATGCTGTGAATACTGAGCGTGTTTGTTGAATATACTTTCATTTACATCTTTCCATTCCACAAGAGAAGCATCATTTGTTGCTGCTAATTTATTATAAAGCACGTCTATCATTTGAGTATATTGTATAATATTTTTAATATAATATATATATCATTTTTTTATGTAATTAAATAATCTTCATATGTTAAGTCATTGTCTATACACGCGGGATAGGTTATACTTTGCTTCATAAACTTCTTTTTTAATAAATAAAATTTCATGCTTGATGAAAACTTTTGCTTTTGATTAACTATATTGATCGTAGCCCCATTAATAAGATTATTATCATTGTTAGCGGTATTTAAGTCGTCGCTAACAACCCTATCGCAACTCTCGGCAATATCAATGGCGCTAACGCCGTCAACGCTGCTAATGCCATTGATATTGGTTGTAGCAATGTAATCGCTATTTCCTGTAGTAAGAAGTTCGTCATCAATTTTCTGTTCCTTTGCATTTATGCTTTCATTAAGCAGCGTTTTCATCAATTCATATTTTGATATTTCATTTTGCGATTTGATGCAGAAGGTAATATAACTATTTATTTTTAAAAGTAGTTCTTCGTCTATCCAATTGAGATTTAAAAAAATACCATTATTATTCTTAGTATAGTTAGCATTCGTATCTAATATTATTTTAAATAATTCTAAGTTCTCGTTGTCTGTTAATTTAGAAACGTTCGCCTGTATTGTTTTACATAATTCCATTTTATTCATTTTATTCAATTTAAATAACAATAAGGTATATTTTTTTATATAGTAATTATCTACTATCTATTATTATTCATAATCTTCGCCCCCATATGAACCAGTGTCGTCAAACTCTTCATCTAATGCATCGTCTTCATCTAGTTCATCCAATTCTTCATCTAAATCTTCTTCTTCTTCTTCTTCATCGTTTTCAAAGATATTAAACTCACCGCCTTTAAGTGGTTTGCTATCTTCTTCATCATCAATTAGAATACTTCGCACATTATCAGTTTCTTCGTCATCATCTTCTTCATATACATCATTATCATCAATCAAATCATCATCTGCAAAAGACAGGTTATCTTCTTCTTCGTCGTCGATTGACGGGCTATCATCTTCATCCTCTTCAATTACGCTAATGTCATCATCTTTCTTATCTTTAATAATCCGCCCTATTATAGAAATCATCTTGTCATACAAGGTGAATTTTTTACCACACACAATTACATTGATTTCTTCACCAATATTAATGCTGTCTATATTAACGTCCGATAGTATCCCCGAAGTAATCTTAGGAATTATTACTTCTAAAATAGCCATATCTTCGTATTTGCCTATCGCGAGTAATCCAAGATTGTTTTTTGCCTTAACAACGCATTTAACTATAGAGTCTTGCGCTGGATTACATATTTCCGCTATGCAATTTAAATCATATGCAATATTACCATTAAAATGCGCCTCTTTAATATAGCCAGGCGACCTTTTAATTACTTTTATGCTATCTTTCTTGATATACCCGTGCTTACTGCAACTATTTTCAAGCGTGGATTTGATTTTCTGCAAAATCGTATCTTCGAAGCTCTTATTTAATTCATTGGGCATCAATATAATTGTAGTATTAAATTTGATAGGCATAAACATTTTAGACATTTCAATAATCTAATTTATCTATATGAATATATCATTTTTTTTATTTATATAAAAAACTGATATATAAATCTATAATATCTATATTTATTAGATAATATATATATATAATAATATGGAAATATCAAAAGATGATGCTATCTTCCAAATTATAGAGAATATATCATTGAACGGAGAGGAAAATATGGAAAACATTATTAAACTCGAGAATTCTGCATTATGGTCTGAAGATAACTATTATAACTTTGTAAATATAATGAGTAGCGAGGGATACGTAGAAGAAAAGGAGCCTCAGATATTAAATGCATATTCTAACGATTACTTATTAACAATTAAGAGCGCTAAGAAAATATTGTATTATTGCAATAATAATAATTTCAAGGATGATGAAAGATACATTAACTGGTATAATCATAGGCTTGTATCTAAAAATGTTGTGAATACGTTATTCGACTCCACTTTAATATTTTTAAATACCAAAAAAAGCAAGATAGACACCGAGAAGAACCCCATAGTCAATTGGGATAATATGCAAAAATACTTTAAAGTGAATAAATGTATTACCTATACGGATGCAGAAACAAACATTAAATACATTGTAAATATTTGTAAATCACACGACCTCGATTATTATGAAGCGACTGGCAAAGAGTATCATATGACTTTGAATAAATCCAAGATTATCAATAAAACGCAGCAATATGAGTTCTATATAGATATAACAAATACTGATAAAGATAATATACTACCAGCGATTATTAAAATGGAGCAGGCATTACATCTAAATACCTTTATAATTTCTAAAAATCAGCAATTGGAAGTTATAAAGGAGTATGGAAGGCTCGTTAAGCCTGATATTTTTACAAGAAGATACGACGAAACTAAGCCGCCCTTATTAACACCCAAGCCTTTCACATTGGAACAAGCGAATATGTTAAACCCGAGCGACTACGAAAATGGCTATGGTATCACAAGCATATTATCAGAATATACTGCAACCGAGAAAGCGGATGGTGAGCGGCTATTAATGTATATTAATGGTACAGGCGGTGTATATTTAATAAATAATACTCATCAAGTTATAGATACGGGTATTAAAAGCCCTAGCGAACTATATAATTCCCTCATAGATGGCGAGTATATCGCTTGTAGTAAGCGGAGGGACAATGCTGCCGTAGGGCTTTATGCGTCGTTTGATATGTATTATTATAACGGGAAGAAAATCACGCAACTTCCTTTAATGGCTAGCGGCGCTGCTTCTTCCGAGAATTTGCGTGGTAGATATGACTATTTATTGGCTACTGAAAAACTCTTAAAAAGTAAAAGTGAATTTGCGATGGATTACATTGTAAAAGAGCACCTATATTCTAAAGATATATTGAATGATTGTAAAAACATCCTTACGAACATCATATATCCATATGAAATAGATGGTTTGATATTTACACCAGCAAAACTAGCGGTTTACTCTAATTACGCGAATAAAGCGGAGCCTATTACGGAAAAACTAGGATGGGACAAAGTATTCAAATGGAAACCACCTGAGCAAAACAGCATAGACTTTCTAGTAAAGAAGGGTGATAAGATTACAATCGATACTATTAATTATACTGAGTTTAAATTATATGTAGGGTATAATGCATCGCAGATAGAAAACTATACGATGAAAGATGCATTTAACTATATTTACAAGTTTAACCTGTTTAGGAATGATATAAAGGAGCGAGAAAAATATACGTGCAGATTGTTTATGCCCGAGTATTACTATGAAAAGGGGATTGAAAGGTCATTGATAAAGATGCTAGCGAATAAAGAGATTAGATGCGAGAATGGCGATAAGATTGAAGATGAAATTATTGTTGAATTTAATTATGATGAAAGCGAAGCAAACCCATCGATGCGCTGGAAACCTATGAGGGTGCGAGAAGATAAGACGCGTATATATAGACAAGGTGTATTATCAAAAACGCTAAATGACTTTAGTGTCGCTTGTAATATATGGCGGTCTATACATAATCCAATCTCTCAGAATAATATTATAGGGAATGAAAAGATTATAAATAATATGGATGTTGCGGAGTTAAATGCGAACGATATCTATTATTCGCGAACAATGCAAAAAGAAGCAAGGTTATCGCATCATATGTTGGTATTCCATAATCACGGGGTAAAAGAGTTCCTTTATTCTAAACCCGCTAAAAAGGGCTCTATTGTAGAGTTAGCGTGTGGTCAGGGTGGCGACCTGAATAGATGGATTAAAAATGAGTATCGCTTTGTATTGGGAGTAGATTTGGTTAAGAATAATATATATAGCCCTAATCACGGCGCATATGCGCGATTACTTCGCGAGAGGAAGAGGTTCTTTATAAATATGAAGAATAATAACAATATGCTATTTCCTGATATGGTTTTTGCAGTAGGTGATTGTGCCAAATCTATAAAGACGGGCGAATGCGCAGTAAGCGATAATGCATCAATAGATGACCGCGATAGCTATGATGTATTAAAAATGGTATTTAACAAAGGGAACAAGAAGAATAATACGCAATATAACAAGATTATAGGAAGAGCAGTGAATGGGTTTGACGTATGCTCGTGTATGTTTGGTATCCACTATTTCTTTAAAAACGAGGAAATGCTAGACGGGTTTTTGTCAAATGTTAGCGAACTATTGAATGCTGGCGGCGTATTCTTCTGCACCTTTATGGATGGCGAGAAGATTGAAGCAGAAATTGAAAATAATGGAGGAGATAAAATAGAGGGTTTTAAAAAGTTATCGAAGCGGAAAGAAGACAAAGGCGAACCAATATGGGCTATATTAAGATGTTATGATAAAACTGATATCTCTAAATATAATAAGCAAATCAATGTATTTATTGAAACAACTAGTAAATTAATCCCCGAGTATCTCGTATCATACAAGTTTTTACTAGAAAAATGTAAGGACTTTGGCTTAAATATCAAAGAAAGCGAGATGTTCTCAGAAACCTTTAGCAGATTTAAAGGTAATTTAGATGATTTGAAAGATACTAAAGAAAACCTCTACAAATCGATTATAGAACTAGACAAGGACGAGAATAGCGACTTGAAAAGATTTAGTTCCTTTAATAGATGGTGCATTTTCGAAAAGGTTGCTGATTAAAGTATAGTTGTAGAGATATAGAGTTGTATAGTTATAGATTTATCTAGTTATCTGGATATCCAGATATCCAGATATCTTAATATTGGTATTATTAGTATATAAAGGAAATTTATTTTTATAAATATATATGAATAAATGATATTATTTTATAGTGTTTTTTGCAATCATTGCAAAATGTTATTGGAACATATTAAACGTTATGATAAAGAGAAGGTAATTAAACTGGTTTCAATTGATGATTTGCGTAGCAAGAATATAAATATAGAAACTAAAATACACTCAGTGCCTGCTTTTATGATATTACCGAGCAAGGAATTAATATTTGGCAAAGCAGTCTTTGACCATCTGTTATTGCCCGGACGCGGTATTCTATGTGGTAGCCAGAATACGCGAATGGAAAAGACGGGAGGCGTAAGCGGCGTAAGCGGTGGCAGCGGTGGCACAGGAGAAAATGATGTTATCCCATTAGCAAAAACGAGCGAAGGTGAAAACGAACCTCTAGCATTCACATTGAATTCTGCATCATTCTCTGATAATTTTTCGATAATTGAAGATGAAACAAAGGAACTAAATGATAAAAATTATAAATGGGACTTTATAACAAATGACAATAACCTTAGTGATGGTATTCAAAATATTAATAGCGACGACACTACATCGACTTCTAAAAATGATAAAACTATGCAATCGATGGAAGAATTAAAGAAGTTCAGAGATGACCAAAAGTTCTAAAGACATCATATTTTTTATAAAGATATATAAGGAATTATCATAATATATTTTTATAGTATATTAAAAATCAAAGAAAAATGTCAAGTCAATTTATATTTAACCAATATTATATTGATTTAATTAAGCGTATAAAGGGGTTCGCTAAAAAGATGAGAGAAGGCGATGATGCCGACGAGCAGGTGTTTGGCAAAAGTATTGTAAAAGTGATAAAAGATAATTATATCACATTAGATAAATCGTCAGATGAATATATTATACACGTTCGAGGTATCCCGTCGGATTTTTGGGCTTCCTATACTGCGATTGACGACATTAATGCTTCAAATGACTGGTTTCTCTCTGACGAAGTAAAGGATGTTTGCATTTACAAGAATATCCCCGTTTCATCTATCCGTAAGCTATTAAAAGACGACTACCTATGTCATCACTTTTTCTCCGTCTTCTATTTATTTATGGATGAACTTAGCGACGACGATGTTAAAACCTATGTATCCGTTCTACAAGATACTAAAAATGAAATAGGACTTGATAGTATTACTAATGAACTGCATAGAAAGGTTGTATCGCGATTGAATGAACTGAAGACAAAGAAGAGCAAGGAAACCAGCGGCATCGATATGTCGGCTATGGAAGATACAATGCTTGGGAAACTCGCTAAGGAAATACTAGAAGACGTGGATGTTGATAAATTGCAAAAATCCATCGGTGATAATGGCGATATTCTAAAGGCGATTGGCGACCCCGATAGTGGTTTTAGCGAACTTATTTCTAACGTTAGCAGAAAAATGGCTAACAAGATATCCACAGGTGAATTGAAGCAAGAAAACCTTCTTCAAGATGCTATTAAGTTTGCTTCGACGATGCCCGGACTATTTGGCAATTCTAATAAAGGTTCTGGAGGCGGGGGAGCGGCTGGAGCGGCTGGAGCAGCGGGAGCGGGAAACCAGCAAAAGAACGAGCCTGATATGGCTTCTATGATGAATATGATGACCTCTATGATGAATAATAAGGAAGGTATGGATATGTTCAAGAATATGATGGGGAATATGAATAATCAAAAAGGCGGTTCAAAGCAGTCAATTAATAAACCTGCGCTTAAAAAATTAGCAGCCGTTAATAGATTGAAGACAAAGATTGCGAAAAGAAATGAAATGATTAAAGCCGATGATTGAGTAATAATTAAAAATAATATAGATATTAGGATAAGAACAAAAAATAATGTTTTGGTTAGATAATTTAAATATATTAACAATACCTATATTAATTCCTGATATTAATATGACGTTTGAAGAGAAACTGAATTCTATAATAAGAGGATTGTTATTTTTAGGGATTATTTTTACATTAGTTTTTAATGATTCCAAATATATATTATTTGTATTGATAATTATGATAATTTCAATAATTATATACAATTATCAATATGAAAAAAATAAGCAGATAGAAAAGTATCTGAATGATAACAACCTTGATATTATAAATAATAAAAAATGCGTGAAGCCTACTAAGTCTAACCCATTTATGAACCCTAATATATTAGAAAATAATATGTTCTCCGCATGTTCTATTGAAAATTCTAAAATAAGCAAAGATATGAATGACCATTTTAATGAGAATGTATTTCGTGAAACCGACGACTTATATAACAAATCCTTATTACCACGCCAATTTTATACGATGCCGTCGACGACAATACCAAATGAACGTGAAAAACTAGGAGACTGGTTATATAATTCGGGGAAATCGTGCAAAGAAGATACACTTCAATGCTATGATAATATTTATCAGGACATCAGAAGTTCGACGCATTTATAGTCAATGTAATGAATGTAATGAGTAATGAATGTAATGAATGTAGTATTATTTTTATGATATGTATATAGATATTAGATATCAGATATATAAACATATTATTAGATATATAAATCATATTTAGATTTTGTTTTTAAAAGATGATTTTTGTGCCAATAGGTGTTGATTGTGATGTAGCGTATCTTTTAAATAAATATAATTTTAGGAAAATGTCGCTTCCATTTGATTGGAATGTATCATATACTGGCGTAGCCAAATGTATTGATAGCGATTTTAATGAATATACTGCGCCATTAAATGAAAGTAGAGTTAATAAGTATGATGTGTATTTTCATCACGACTTTGAATTTCAAAGTTTGCTAATTGCTGACAAAGAAAAATACGCAAGAAGATGCGATAGATTACTTAATATATTGAAAGAGAATAATGAAACTTCTGGCGAACATATTATGTTTATTAGGAAGGGGCATTTGTGTCGCCATCACGATGAACAAGGTGCTGCATATAGCGATGTTATGAAAGATATTTGCGAAGCAGAATGTTTAGATAATATATTGCTAAATAAATACCCAAACTTAAAATATAAAATTATATTGATACTAGGATGCACCAAATGTTTTAATCAAGATACCATATATAAAAGCAATTCAGAGAATATCGAGATATATAATTGTATCCACGATGATGAGGCTAGAGGCAAGTTATTTGAAGAATGCTTATTCAATGTATGCAATTCTAGTAATACTTGATAATACTTGATATTACCTTACTTTCACTGCTACTTTCTTAGCCTTCGCGTGTCCATAATTATATTTTTTCTTTGCTTTATTTGCTAATACATAAGCCTTCTTCTTATGGTCGCAGCCATCTCTAATTATATTATAATCAACTGCAGCGGCTTTCCCCGATGTTAAAGCACTTGCTAATCTCGCTAGTCCCCACGATTGAGGTGTTTGGTTCGGTCTAGAACCCGACGAATAATATGCACCCTCGCCTTTCCTAACAATCTTATTTAATACCTCTAATTTGCAACCTGTTTTCTTTGCTAATTCTTCATTAGGTGCAATGTTCTTGATATTATATATTTTACGCGCATTTACAATATGGGGCGACTTCTTATTTTTGAATGATGCTACCTTCTCTCTATTATAATAGACCCCTTTCTTGTATAGATTTTTAGATTTTATTAACATTTTGGCTTGCTTTTTATTGTCTTCCTTCGCTAACATTTTTGGCAAATATCGCATAGGGAACTTTATATCTCCAAGTTGTTTTTTAGAATTCATTTATTTAATATATATATAAAAATTGATTATCTTTAGTAAATCTCTAGGTATAGTATATATATAAAGCAAAGATGCTAACAAATGAATGCACGTGCCCTTGCGGTGGAGGACAATCTTGTATCGTCGACAGACGCGCATTGAATGACTGGGTTCACGAGGATGACTTATTTACCAAGAATAAGTTGCCCCTTCGGAAGCATTGCTTCCAACAATATACCAATAAGCAACTAAAAGCCCTGAGTAATTTTACGGCAAATGATAGTTTCTGCTAGACTATATAAATATTACAATTATATAAATATTATATAATGAAAAAATCTACAACATTAACATATAACATTGAGACTGCTAATGGTGTTTCGACGTATGAATTGGAATACAAGGATTATGTTAAAAATGAAAAAGGCGAAGAGAACTTACTGCATTATAAGAATAAAGCAACAAATAACGAAGCCGAAGCAGCCGAAGCGGAAGCCGCATATATAAATAAAATAGAGGTGAATGAGACATTTAATAAGATTAAGATTGGCGACGATAGAATAGACGAAACTATCGGTATAAGTAGTAATAATAATGAATGGAAAATCCACGAATACAAAAACCACGTTCTAGACAAAGAATATAAGCAAGGCTATGATACCATAAAATTCGATATAAATTGCGATATATTAGAAAAATGCGAGAAAAAAAATTATATTAAAGATAATATATAATTTTTTTATTTATTATTTACAAATAGATAATGAATAATAATATGTTTGATACAACAACAAGTATATGCTCGGATGATTGTTGGAAAACCGCGAAGGAACTGCATAATAATAAAATATCGGAATATAATTTGCTCCCTAATAACTTTGTTAGTTGTGAAAATCCCAATGTTAGAATGACGGACGGCTATTTGCAACACCCTAATTTACGAGGGCGACCCGGATACGGATTAGCGGACGATTGTTTAATTGATAATTATTCGATGCTACGCAATAACCCCGATGGTATGACCCAAGACAAATGTAAGATACAATTGAATAACCGCATATTTACATCGGGACCCAGTCTAAGATGTGGAGCGGGAAATATAGGCGATGAATTAAACTTGATTGAAGGAAATAACACGAACCCCTTCCAATGCAAGAAATTGATTATGGAAAAGGAGATGAATAACTTTATACCTTTATTAGATTTTATGAAAGATGTCCAAGACCCTAAAAATATAGTGCCTGTATGGACAAATGGGGGCGAGGATACGCGGTCATACATACACCGCGCCGAGTTTAATAAAAATTGCAATTGGGTTGGGCGTAATAAAAATGTTTCCGTATAATAAAAAAATATTATATAATAGAAGATAATATGAGTTTTAATAGAACAACATACGATACTTGTTCTTACAAGCAGGATTTACAAGAGAATGTAAGCACCCTAAGCTATGTTCTTTCACCCTATAGATACGAGCATATCAATAAATGCCGACACCAATTAGGTTTTGTCGGTGGAACTGCAGTATCGCACGTTCAAGGGAACTTAGTGGATTTAGACAGCGAATTAAGAGGACAGACCCGTATTATTTCTAAATGCGGGACAAACCAATATGTTCCTACGAATGACGGAATTATCAAGAATGACAAAACTGCTCCTATTGATACTACAATGCTCCATCTTCCCGCTTGTCAATCGATAATGTATAGAGAAGTCCCTTTACCGCCGCACATAAATTACAATAAATGCGGTGCTGGGTCATAGGAGATACCTAGTAATACTTTTATTTTTATATTTTTTAGCACATTTTACCTAAATAATTAACAAGAAAGAACCATACTAAGTAAAATGGTCCCAACATAAACGCTAGGAGAGCGAATAATAATTTGATTACGAGATTATTAACAAGCCCTTTCCAATTGCACATATATGAAAGATATGCCGCAAAAACAGATATCGAAAGTGTTAGAATATATAGTAAAACAATGCATATATTATCCATAACCCCCCATTTATAATAATAATTTGCGTTATATCCTAATAATAAAAGATAAAGTGCGCTGATTATATCGTATTTCACCACGTTATTTTGTTCTCTTTCATCGCGATTGTCGAAGTCATTGCCGCTACCGCTATAAAAACCTTCAATATTTAATAATGGTATTAATATAAGCATATCTATTTATTTATGTATAAAATAATATATTATTTTATTAGATATGAACCAATATATAGATACGAGGTTAAATTATGATAGTTGCAGTTATAAGGAAAAACTAAAAAGAACAATTGGTCCAGGCTTGTATCAACTAGAAACCCCTTATAACGATTGCGTTGAGTGTTTTCAAGATGTCCCCAATGACCCTGCTTTAAGATATCAGAGTTACGGACAAAATACTTGCAGTATGAAAAAGGCAGTTGATGACTCCAGTGAGTTGCTAGGATTAAATTATAAAAATACAAAGTGTAATGCTGACGAATATTTGCCTGGTAGTTATAACTCTACAGGATGTAATATTAAAGGCGCTGACAAACCCCGCTCTTGCATAATACCCCGAGAGGATACGCGGCTTTCAAACCCGCCTTGCACATTAAAAGAAACAGGAATTAATAGATGGGAATGGCTCTGCTTTGACCCACAAGAACGCGCAATAGAGGCATTTGATAGAGTTCCCGTAAATTATAGAATGGTTGCTAAGGATAATCACGTGCCGATAATAGAATATCCCGAAGACCAATCTGTATTTTTCCCTACAGATAATAGCGCTAAATTAATAAACAATTTAGACGAATGGAAAAATAAATCCAAAGATAATTTAGCATATCAGCCAGGCTACCCATACGGCACTATGTATCCCAGTGTCAAATGCAAGAATTGATAAGACGGATTATACATTGCATTTATCGATGGTAAATACAATATCATCATAGCGACCTTTATTTTGTCGCAAATCATATACTTTAATATATTTTTTCAAATGTTCAGGGACTTCATTGGAAAGCACTGCAATCCACTCATAAGCCTGAACATCCTCGATAATTAATATGCCATCGTCCGCCAATATTTGCGAATACAATTTAATGAATTGCTTCATACTTTCTAGAGAATGCGGTCCGTCATCCAGCATAAAATCGAATTTTACATCCTTATTCAAAAAGTTCTTAGCGAAAACCTCTTCGTCGTATGCATCCGTTGATGTATGCAAGATGATGTCTTCCCTATTCCTGATACCTTCCCATACGCTAGATAAATCAATAATATCTAGTCCATATACATTAGCATTTGTGAAAAAATCTTTCCATAATTTAATGCTGCCACCCAAGCATATCCCGACTTCTAAGACATTTTTAGCAGTCTCTTTTTTACTAATCAATAATTTCTGATAAAGCGGTAGATAAGAATGTGTAGTATTCTTATCTGTTCGTGTGTTGTCGACGATTTCTTCTAAACTCCCCATTGTCTGCGATAATATTTATGTATATACAATATATATTGCTGTATTTCTTAAATATTAATTATTATTATACATAATATACTAACTATTTTTTTTCCTTTATTCATTAGAGGTTAATAATGGATTTATATTCTATCGACAATGACATACCATCAATGAACAATATATATAGCTCTAGATATTGGGATAAAGTGAAGGAAGATGAGCAGAAACGGAGCAACATATTATATGAAAAGTCAAAATCACCATATGATACAGGGATAATCGCGAAGCCCGCTTATTCGGATATGTTTGCAAGAATTGATACAGGCAATGCGCCTAAAGCAAATTCTAATGATAGCCTTGTATCATCTTTAACGGGTGAAAAAATAAATAAAGAGAATTTCTCGCACAATAATATGACCCCTTTTTTGAGAAAAAATGTGACGCAAAATACGGATGTCGAAAATATGTCTTCGATGTTAGATAATAAAACGGGTAATAATCAGTTTTGGCAAAATAAAAAGGAGGTGCCTTGCTTATTTAAACCCGAGATGAATGCTGGAGGGAACGTATGCAGTATGAAAAACAACGACGATTTTTTGAAGTCGAGAATAAATAATTCTTCGCGCGTTAATAATTTCTTCCCAATCGAAAAAATCAGAGTGGGACCCGGTATTAATAAGGGGTTTGAAGCGATGCCCTCTGGTGGTTTTCAACAAATGGATACGACGGACTATGCAAAACCCCGTAGTTTAGACGATTTGCGTAGTAAAATCAATCAGAAGCAAACATATTTTGAGATACCTATGCAAGCACCGCCGAAAGGCACTGAGCAGCGGAGCGTCATAACACCTTTTGCTAAAAATCGCCCAGACACAAATTACGAAGTATCGCCAGATATGTGGTTAAAAACTACGGGGGCTATTACGAAAGAAGCGGAGCGACCAGCGCAAAATATAAGACCAACTGCGCGTCAAGAGTTTCACATAGATTATAAGGGCGCTGCAAAATACGGAGAGAATTCGCCTGGTCAAGGTATTCTCAATGATTATGGCAAAAGTAATATAATAATATACGACAATGAGCGTAATATCACGGGAACTCGCAATGTAGTTTCGAATGTCTCATCCCTTGTTAAAGCCATTGTAGCGCCTATAATGGATGTCCTCAAATATACAATGAAGGAATATAATGTAGAGGCAGTGAGAGCAGTCGGTAATCCAAGTATCCAAATACCGAGCAAGGCTACAACATATGACCCCGTCAATCATATTATGAAAACTACAATTAAAGAAACCACAATACACGATAGCGAACTAGCAAATTTAACGGGCAATAAGGAGACATACGCGGCTTTGAATGATAGCGCTAAGACTACCATTAAAGAAACCACGATACACGATAGCGAACTAGCAAATTTAACGGGCAACAAGGAGACATACTCGGCTTTGAATGATATTGCAAAGACTACCATTAAAGAAACAATGATACACGATACGACTATTGCGAATATGAAAGGTGATAAAGGCGAAGGATATATATTATTTGACGACGACGAAGCAAAGAAAACCTTAAGGCAGACAATGCCTAAAATAGATAGCATTCGCAATATAGGAGGCACGACTTACAAGGTATCCCTTTATAACCCTGATTTGGTCGCTAAAACGACTATGAAGGAAACAATGATTAAAGGAAAATCGGAATATGGATTTTTAGGTGGCGTTCTCGAAGGTTTATTTGGTGGTTATTTGAGCACTAACGTGGAACTTAAAAATACCCATAAACAATTCTTATCTGATACCAACGAGTATGGAATTGCGGGGTCTGGCGTAGACTTTAGGCAGCCTGATAGAACTGCTGATGAAAACGCAGAAATAGATGGAACACGCGAAGGAATTATGATGAGCGCTGGATATACACCTAATCCCAGTAATGTTAATATTATATCTGATTCGTCGGAGATTGAAATGACTACGAAGAAACCCTTCGAAAATAGCATTGCTGCACGTGATTCAGGAAATATTGGGATGATTTATCAATCTACGCCTATCTTAGATAATTGCAGTATTACGAAGATGCCCCAGAAGTCTAACGCATACTCTAACCGATTAGACAGCGATTTATTAGAGCCTATGAATTCCAATGATTTTGCCATTAAGATTAATCCGATTAAGAAGGGATGTAAAATATAAAAATGATTTAATGATATACCATTGTTAATACAATAATGGAATTATCTCAAATACAACCTTCTATCCCTATTCATACTGCTAATTTATCACCGCTTAGATATCCTGGTGGAAAAACAAGAGCCTGTAAAATAATCGAAAATGTAATTTTGCAGCATTTTGATATTACCTCTTTTGATACAATCATTTCTCCATTCTTCGGCGGAGGGTCATTTGAGTTTTATATGCAAAATAAATATGGGGTAGCGTTAAAAGTAAATGATAAATTTACGCCATTGTATAATTTTTGGAAACAAGTAAAAATAAACAAGGATATATTATGTGAAGGATTAAGAGAAATAAAATCGGTTTCAAAAGAACAATTTATAGCCTATCGAAAAACAATTATGAATTTGCAAGATAATATATTACAACAGGCAATACAATACTTTGTTATAAATAGATGTTCTTTTAGTGGTTCTACATTATCTGGAGGATTTTCTGAAGAAGCCAGTCGTAAAAGATTTACGCAATCGTCAATAAATAAAATAAAAGCCCTCGATTTTACGAATATAGAAATATATAATGAAGACTTTTATGATTTTATAAATACCTATATACCAACAGCACCAGCACCAGCACAACCTTGTAAAGCATTGCTATTCTTAGACCCTCCCTATTATTTAGAAAGTAAATCCAAGCTATACGGGAATAACGGAGATTTGCACGAAGGATTTAATCACAACTTATTATTTGAATTGCTTAATTCAAAAAAGAATTGGGTGCTAACATATAATAATTGCGAATATATTAGAAATCTTTATAAAGATTATACGATATTAGATGTTAATTGGAGTTATGGTATGAACACTACTAAAGCATCCTCAGAGATTATTATCATTTCAAAGTAATTTAATTATATAATCTAAAACCCATAAAAGTATATAAAGATTACCTATATTATATAGTATGTAGTGGGATTGAGAATAATCTCCACTACAACATTCTAAATAGTTCGCGTGGCCTAATCGGTTAGGGCATCGCTCTTATGAAGCGAAGATTATGGGTTCAAGTCCCATCGTGAACACCTATTTTTTATTATATAAATATAATTTATCATTATATTTATAAATCCACGTATCCTAAGTTATAATGAATAAAATCGCCTTTCTCTTTTTAATATATGATGTAATCAATCACGAAAATATTTGGTTTAATTTCTTCAATGGAATAAGTAAAAATAAGTATAACATTTATATTCATTATAAAACGAATGAACAACTTGAATTTTTTAATGATTACAAGATAAATATTAATAAAATAATTAATACTAAGTATGCCGACATATCTATTGTGAAAGCGCAAAACGTCCTTATTAAAGAGGCTTTAAAGGATAAAGATAATAAGCACTTTATATTTTTATCAGCCTCGTGCATACCATTAAAATCCTTTAATTATATATATAGCCATCTTGATACTAAGTATTCCTATTTTCATATTGCAAACCCCGACGATTGCTTTCCAAATTGCGAGGTTGCCTTAGAATATATTCCAAAAAAAAATATTAATAAAGCATCGCAATGGTGTATTCTTAATAGACGGCATAGCGAATTACTAATAAACGCCACAAAAACTCCTAACAACTACTTGCTATGGTTCAAAGACACTTATGCACCAGATGAATTATGTTATATATCATATTTATCTTATGTGTATGATTTATCTTATGTGTATGATAATGCCTTATCATTATCAAATGGAATATTATCAACGTCATATGCGTCGCCTCCTGAAGTAGCAACCACATTTGCAAATTGGGAAGATATGAATTACAAATATGTGTCTGAGAGAGAATTAAAGAACTACAAAAATATTAGCGAGGAGGAACTAGAGCATTTATTGAGAAGCAATAGTTTATTTGGACGCAAGTTTAAACCATCTTGCTATTATTCTCTTAATAAAAGGTTATATTATGATATGATTACAGATAAAAAATAATGATATAATATAGGATAATGAGCTTGAACTTACCTGCTAAAAAATTGCGAGTATTTAATACATATAACCCGCTAACAGATTTGAGAAGTATAACAAATAGCAAGAAGTTAAAAGATTTTATGAAAAAAAATATTAACATTGATGATTTAGATTTCGACATTACTATTGTTCCAAATAGGACAAACGTATATCAAGGTGTCGATTATGTATTTGATTATTCAAAATCAAAAGAAGAATATGTAAAGGAATTCTATAGAAGAAGACATAGCAAAGCATTTTTTGTTAGTTCCAAAGCATCTGCTTCTTTCTACGGAATTGATAGAGATAAATCGAATATAGTATATACAACAATCCCCGATAATAATGATATTAAAAAATCAACAAAGAATTATAAATATGTATATCCGTTATATTATATACCTGGTCTGCGCGGAACAAATATTAAATATAAATTGAAGAAGGATTTGTATTTATTAAATATTGGCGACCCTAAAATAATAAAATTATTATGGAATATTATAGAAAAACTTGAATATACTGAGAAGGATGCTGATGAAGAGACTGACCGCGCATCATTAAAGGATTTGTTGGTTACTACTTGCGCAGAAGCAGAAAGTGAATCGCCTATACGAACTACCCTTCCTGACGGGACAATAAAAAAAACGTGGGGAGAGCGAAAGGTGATGCCTACTAAATGCGCGAGGTTCTCTAAACACGAAACAGATAAACAACTAGTCGCTTTTTTTCAAGATAAACTAGCGCCATACTTGAAAAGGAACTTAAATATTCATATAGATGGTTGGATATATTATAAGACTGAAGGTAATCGTTTCCACGATGAAATATTACTATTATCAAATAAATATTTAGATTTTCATAGCACCCACGAAATGAAACCAACAAAATATGATGATTTGCCTACACTAGAAGAGATTAACGCCCGTATAAAAGAAGGGAAAAAAGCAAACTATGTATATATTCCTACAATAGATGAATACAAGGTTCTTATGGAGGATAGAAGAAAAGAAAATACTATTAACCTGAAACCAAAGCCAAAAAATGTATTGATTAACCACGCCTCAATTCTACCATATAAGGCGTAATAGGCGTTTCAGCGATTACTCGCTATCTGCAGAGCATTCCGAAGAGGATACTGATGATGCGTCAGAACTCGAATTACTTTTTGAGCCTCCGCTATTATAGGGTTCGAAGCCCATCTTCATAGGGTCGGTAAAATTCCTCAAAATTGCAGGATTTATATTAGTTTTTTTTATATCTAGAGAATTATTATTATAGTCATTGTCGTAAATACCTAGCGTTGTAAATATATCTAGGTCATCGCTAAAAGCCATATATATTACAAAGAATACTATAGATACGATAAAGATATATATCAAAATATTATTAATTGTTAATAAATCCTTATTAACGTCATATGGCGCGTCATTAGTATCCTTATTATCCCTGCTTATACTATCAAAATAATGATAAACGCCAAAAATAACTGCTGATATAACTATTGAATATAATATATACATATCTATATATATTTTTCTATTATTCTTATATTAAATATAACGCACCCATATTCTATAGTATCTAGTATTTAGTCATCAATCAACTAAAAACTATGTATATCATCGCGTTGCTTCTTCTTTTTTGTTTGTTTCTTAGTAAAACAATTATTAATATAATCTATAATATCCTTCGGTTCGTCATTTGCTTTATTAGCATTCTTTATTTCTTTTTTCAGATTATTAATATTCTTTTTTATTTCTTTTATCTCATCCTTTGTTAATCCTGCTTCAGTAAGTTTATTCTCAAATTCAGCCATTTTATTAGTAAGGTCAGACATTCCATTGTTATTCGCGTGTTGTCTATTTATATCCAATAATACATCATTGATAATAGGATAAGCAAATTGACTGCGATCATTTGTTCTATCAATATAACTAACTAACCCAGTAATTCTATTCATAAACTCGGTTGACCCATTCTCCGTGAATAACCCATTTTCGCTGCAATACATTGTTTTGAACCTATCAAAGTCTTCTGGAAATCTCTCATAATTTTCTAATAATAAATTGAGTATCTTAATAGCACTCATATGATCATCCGTAATAGGTGTCGCGGTCATAAGAAGTAATTTAAGCGAATCCTTGCCAGATACTTTGTAAGAGTTTTGTATCATCTCTTGAAGAACTTCTGGCTTCGGCTTCTCTAGTGTCGACAGCGAAGAGCTGTATATTTTGTGTATTTCATCAATGATTATCAGCGTTTTTCTAAAAGGGTCTTCTTTGCCATTCATAGCAACCATTTGCTTATAATATTTATTACTACCTTTTATCAGATTAGTAAATTGCTTGTATGAAATAGGTTGTAGCCAATTTTTACCTAGAAATTCCATACGTTTCGCTTTAGTTGATGGCAATATCTCGCCATTATTAAGGCGCTCTTGAATTATCAGATTGCATATTTTATCAAACATATTCTTCCATATATCTTCTTTTAATGTATGCCTTGTCACCCATAATATCTTGTAACCCTCCCTGTCAAAGGTATTTGTAGCGGTTGCTATAGCCGTGCAAGTTTTACCCGAACCAACGCTATGGAATAAGAGCATCCCTTTGTAGGGCGACTGCGGCGTTAAGAACTTCTGAACAAAGTTTTGCGTATTCGAGAAGGTCACAATTTCATAGCCCTTATTATCTTTGGGTAATGCCTTTGTTATATCATCATCTTCAGCTACGCATTTATTTTTGATATCAATATAATCCCATTTATAGGGAGCAAAATGCTTCTCCACGTATTTATATAATTCAATATTAGTCAATTTCGTTTTAGGCGGCTCAGGGATATGCACTGGTTTCTTTTGTATTAACTTATCTTTATATTCGTAGATAAATCTCAAGGCATCCGCGTAGTTCTTATCATTGATAACATCTGTCTTCTTATAATAATTGAGATTTTCAATGATTTTTTCCCCATATAATTTTAGAAAGTTAATAGGGTTCATCCAAATTTTATTTATAGCATCGCAATAGTTCTGGTTCTTATCTATGATATTGCATAGTAGAGGCTTGGGGTGCTTATCATTTAAATATTTAATCAAAGTATCATCTTTAATATAATTAGCAACCTTATTATTAACATTCCCCATATATAACTTTCTACTTTTCACATTAACAATATCAGTTCGCGTCCCTATTTTATCAATAACAAATACTGCGGCTATAATAAGAAGGGCATTTGATGAAGGGAAATCCTCGAGTGGTCCTTTGCACTTTTTCTTGCAATCAATTATGCTGTCGTTGGTATATATTTTCCCGCGAATATTATTAACTATCTCGATATAATCTTTGCGTTTTGGTTTATCTACTTTGATATTATGTTTAACCATCATTGTATCATAGAAGCGATTATTCTTTTCTTTTAATATGTGAAGGTTTTCAGTAAGCGGTGTATCAACGGCTGACGCAACCATAATCGCTTCGACATCTGCTATGAAATTAAATGCGCTGATATTTTTATTACTATGTTTAAGATATAAGTCGTGGATTGTTGTATAATTATCGTATTTTATATTGTATCTATAAATATTTAGGGGCCAACCTACATTTGGAATAAAGGGCAACCCTGCCTGTCCGCAATATCGAGTGCCTCTTCCGATTACTTGCGTATATTCTGCCTTTGTTTCGAGTGGCTCTAAAATATGCATATATTTAACATCAAATACATCTAGACCTTCCTTAAACCCCGAATCTAATATAATGATACGCATATTTTCACCATTAATATTTGCAGGTCGGTCGTTCATAAGGGTCATCATCTTCTTCTTTAACCCCGTTGTTAGCGGTTTTTGATATAGCGTAGAGGTTGTTAGAAGCCCAAATGTTCTATTTTTATCTGGAATATCTTGTCTCAAAGCAAACTTATTAGAATATACAAGAGAGAAATCATTGGCGATTAAAGCGGAAGCAACCATCTTAGCACCAGAAACACCAGATATATCACTATATATTATGTGTTTGTAGTATTTGTTATCGTTTGCCATATCGCGTTCATCCAGTGCATTTATCCTTTTAATCATATCATCGATTTTGGGAGATAAAATAGGAATGTCTTTGAGCACAAGCTCTTTATTAAACTTTGACGAATCAAACTTATGTTCGGGTTTAACCTTTGCCCAAGTTCCCGTATTACGAATACATAATGCTTCACTTTGGTTTTTATTCATTATATTCTATTATAATTCTATATTAATAGAATATTAAAAGTATAGTAAAATTAAAATATATAAAATAAAATTATTTATAATAATATAATGAAATGATTATTGATATCGAGGAGATAACTAACATCTTATCATCTAAAAAAATAAAAATAACTGGATGCATACACGTAGGTTTGCAATCATACATAGAAGATGATATTTATAATAGGCGGCTAGGTATAGAAACTGCGAATATTGTGTGGATTGATGCGTCTTCTGAGATACCTCATAAAAGTATTACATTGGATACCTTATTTGAAAGAAACAATATAGATGTATCTAAATATAATTTTTGGAGATTGGATATTAAAGAAACTGAATTATTGGCTCTAGAAGGAGCTATGAAATCTATTAAGCACTTGCAAGCATTATATGTAGCAGTTAATAGCGCAGTAATAACTGAACTTGACGCTTTACTTACCCCTTATAATTTCAAAAGATATTTGACAAAAATTACTATTGATAAATTGGGAGAAGCCTTGTATATATTGAATACTTAAGTGGTTCTAAGTTATTTATGTAAATATTACTTTGCAATCTTTATATTCCTTATCAATATACAGCGTCCCGTCTTAGGATTTAATACCTTGCCTTCGGGGCATTTCTTTGGAGACGTTGGAGACTTCTTAGTAGCATTCTTTATCAATATACAGCGTCCCGTCTTAGGATTTAATACCTTGCCTTCAGGGCATTTCTTTGGCGACGTTGGAGACGTTGGAGACTTCTTAGTAGCATTCTTTATCAATATACAGCGTCCCGTCTTAGGATTTAATACCTTGCCTTCGGGGCATTTTTTTGGCGACGTTGGCGACTTCTTAGTAGCATTCTTTATCAATATACAGCGTCCCGTCTTAGGATTTAATACCTTGCCTTCAGGGCATTTCTTAGGAGACTTAGTAATAGATTTTCTAACTGCCTTAGCAACATCACCTAAACCATCCTTTGATGAAGTGTCGCTCTTAGCATCTTTACGAACATATATTAATATTCGGGATCCTTTGCTAAAATTAAAGCAGAGTTCGTCTTTATTTTTTAATTTTTTCTTCAATTTATCTGGAATACATTTAACAACATTTAAGCAAAAATCTGTATGTTTTATAATATTCCAATTAAATTTCATTAGCTCACACGGGATATTTCTATCAACCAGTTTATTACCCATTGCAGGATCCATACTGGTTCTCGTCCAGCCATTATAAACATACCTATCTTTTTTACAAGTAATACCTGCAATCGCATGTATTGGATTATTCCAATTAGACAATACTACCGAATCCAAGTTATATTCTTTGCCATTATAAGTTATTTTTTCTTGCAATGATTTTAGATTATCCTTTGTATCACCATCAGGTATTATGTTGCTTGGAAAGTATTTATTATAGACCCAGCTACTATTACCCTTATCCCCAATTTCATTTCCAAGTTCAACAAGTAATACTTGCGGTGCATTGTTATCTTCTACATATTTTTTTTTTCTTTCAGAAAAATCAACTGATATTTTGAGATTTTTGCCTTCAATTACATGTTTAATGAAATTATATTCATCATTATAATACGAATATACAAGCGTATCATCTTTAATTATATATTCAAACATTTTGTAATCAACATTTAATAATTTATATAATTTACCAATGTATAAGACTGGGTCAAAACCATGTTTGACTTTTTTAGGATTGTAAGGGAATTTATCTTTATTTTCAATATTTAAGTATTGTAATATTTCGCCAAAAGTAGTATCTTTGAAATGTTTATAATCCTCGCTTTCTCGACTACCAACCTTCAAGTATTTCTCATCCAACACGTGCTTTAATAATTTAAATAACTTCTTTTTTGTATCCCAACCTTCAGATGCTTTAAGTAATTTTTTTCTACTACGTTGGCTATAAAACATCGCGACAAAGGTAGCCATAAACCAGCATATCGGACCAACTTGCTTTGGCGTTAGAATTCGCGAGCATACATTATCTTTTTTTGGCATTAAGATATCCGACCTTCTATAAAATAGTTATATAAAAATATAAATAATGGAATAATGGATATCAGGTTTCATCTCACAATAACCCTATATATATAAACATTATACCACTAATGATACTAATAATCAATGTATATTAACCATAAATACCCTCGATACATCGGATACATTTTTTTCTTGCATTTAATTGCAAATACCATAGTTATAGCATACAACCTTCCTCAAATATTCAAGGTATGGCATTGTATAAACTTTGTGAAAAATATAGATAGCGAGAAACCATATTCTTTTCAAATTGGCAAACTACCACTGATTACTTGGTATGATAATAAATACAATAAAACATATACGACAATTAACGTATGTTCTCATATGGGGTCAAAACTAGATAAAGGCAAAATAAATAATGGGTGCCTCGTATGTCCTGTGCACGGGATGCAGTATACCGAAGAGAAGGCTTTTGGTGAAACAATGATATATCAAGACAAACTTTGGTGGAGTTATGAGCCGACCACTAGCAACCCTCCTGCTACGCCATTCTATAATAATAAAAAATACTCGACGACGCATATTTGTATGGACGTTGATGCGAATATTATGGATTGCGTATTGAATACGATGGATGTAAATCACCCACAATTCTATAATATCAATATACCACCTAAAAAGATTAAAATGTTCAAGTTTCAGAATGCAGATAAAAAGGGTTTAGGGATATCTTTCAAGCAAAAGGTAGATGTATCCACGAACAAAATGGAATTACTGAATGAAAATAATAAATATAATAAATACTATAATATGTTTACGTTCCCTTATAATACTTGGACGCGAACAACATTAGCAAATAAGCAGCAATCAATTATGAATATTGACTTTGTGCCTCTTGGCATTGATAAAACGCGATGGTTTATTACCTTTAAAAATAATTGCGAAAACAATAATATACTAACAAAACCCTTTATGTATTACTATGCGAAGCAATACAAAGACCTATTGCAAAATCAGGCATCGCATTCGGGGCTTAAAGAATTAGTAATAAGGCAAGACGTATTAGCCAATGAAAACCACATAGATGACATATATAATATGTTCGAAAAATACAGGTATCCCGATAATAGCGAGGTTTGCAATTTATATAAATATCATAAAAGGAAATTGAATGAAATTGAATGATATCAATTATATATATAAGTAGTAGCATAAAAATATATAAAAAATGATAGGCTTATATATATATATTAACAAGTAAAATATGAACATTAAATGCATAGCATATCTTGTGATAGCATCAAACTATATCAATCACTCAAACGGGTTTGATAAACAGACTATTACGAGATGCAATAGCGCACCCGACTTAAGATTGCTGTGTAATGCTACGATGTATGCGACTGCGGCGGCTACGCCATATACGAATACATATAATATGAACAATATTATATCCTACGAGCAATATAAGTTAAATATTTATAATAAGAAAAAGAGAAATATGTATCTCAGGTCAAAAGAAAGATATTCATTTGATGCAAAAAAATAAATAATATAAGACTAAAATAGGATTATATATATATTAATAAATACATATATATAATGTATCAAACCAGCATTAGAAATAAGAAAAAGATAAGTCATTTTAATAAGGCAAATAACAATAACTATAATATTGATGCGGAGCACGAAGTATATGCGTATGTTATTAAGTTATTAGGGAATTGCAGGGTTCTCGTATTATGCGATAATGGAACTGAAGCAGTTGGTGTAATAAGGGGGTCTATGAGGCGGTTTAACAAGCGGGTTTTAATTGAAACTGGCGATATTATCGCGGTATCTATGAGAGAATTCCAATTAAACAAGGTTGATATCGTGCATAAATATAATGCGGAGCAATGCAAACTGCTTATTAATAATAAAGAGATTTCGGATACATTAATTAGTGCATATAATAAAAGCAATCTTAATACAATTAATAATGCAAATGATGCAGACATAATCTTCGATGATTTGCAAATAGAGGATTGTAAAAAGAAAGAAAATGATTATAATAACATATATATTACCAAGTATAGCGATGAAGATGACGACGAAGGCGACGACGAAGGCGAAGACATCAATGATATCTAGACAAAATAAATTATATATTTTTTATTCATTAAAAATAAAACATATCTAAAATATAGAGATATAAAATAGAATGAATTTTAATGATGAATATACTGCTTTTAATGTGTCTTTTAACAAGGATTATTCTTTGTTAAATATATCGGGTTCCGTAAAAAATAATGTATTATATGATACTATTATATTAACCGCACCAAACCCCATAGATAGAATGACAAATTACTCGGGGTCTGGTCTGCCTTTCCCTAATTATGAAATAGCATTTGAGAAAACGCCAAACATTCACAAGATAGATAGCTCAGGAGTTTTCAATGTATCTTTTAAATATCCAAATAGTTTCTATATGCCCGATGGTTTAAACAAGATAAAACCATCTATATTTTTTATATTTACTAGCGGCTCTGGCGGCGATAACGTTTCATTTCGTCTTCAATATGAACTGCATGATATAAATGCACTGAGAACATTAGTTAATAGAGCATCGCGTAAAAACCCTGAATTTTATGGAGCAAGAGATTATATTCTGCCAATAGATACGGCTGAAAAGGTTATGTATGCATATTCTCGCGCTAAAATAGAGAATGATATAGGATAGAAAGCAGAATAAATTTGTATTATTTTTTTATTATATTTATAAAAAATGATTAGATATTTTGAATATGTTATAGTAAGGAACTTGCAGATTATTGCTTGTATCAAGAAGTCTTCAAGCAAAGAACAAGGCTGCTGCTATCGCTGCTATCGCTGCTATCGCTGCTATCGTTTTAAACAATGGATATGGTCAAGATTAACTTCGTTCCTGATCGCATCAAATATATTATATTTAACAATATAAAGAATTCCGTCTTTGCAAATAACGGGATTATCTTTGGCGGATATGTTAGGGATATGATTATTAGCGACCACAACAAGGTCATATATAATGGTTGCAATACATATGACATCCATAATTTCTGGAATAGGAGGCATCATCCCGAAACTGCCGCGCGCATACTCACTGCGAATGATATGGATATTTGTATGTATTGCGAAGAGGATGTTTCGAACTTTATCAACGCCCTCCAAAATATATTTAATGAGAATGCTGGTTATTCGAACGTTTCATCTTCCGACATCACAATTACTAAAGATACCACCGATACAGGTTATTTCAATACATCTATCATAATGCACAAGAAGATCAACTACAAAATCACTATTGGCAAAATCCCTTATGTTTATAGTGGCATCGAGTTGTCCTTTGACTTTGACATAATTGTTCCTACAATATACAATACCCAGCCTCCTTTCTGCAAAGTAGATTTGTTGTCAAATGTATTTATTCTGTCTAATCACGGGATTGTTATATCTAATCACACGGGAACTATTATTGATAAGATGAGCATTTTGAACAAGCAGAAAATTTCAAATCTTATTATGAAAGATATTGTAGAGTTTAAAACTCAGTTTTGCTTGAGAAATCATAGCGATAATTTTTCAAGCGGTAATTTTAGTTATAATAATGAAGTATTCACACGTATCAATAAGATGCTTTTCAGAAACTTTAAATGGGATATCACAAACCTTCCATTCGTGATGTGCAATTACAAGAGGAATTCTAGCACTCGCAATGATATTTGCTGCGTATGCCTTGAAAACTTTAAAAATAGTGATAGAATTGTCAAGATGTATATCGACAACTCTGCAAAAACCGAGAAGGTATGCAGTGCTATGTCTATTACACACGATAAATGCCTATTTAAATACTTGCAAAGTCAACTGGATACTGAAAAACAAGAGGGAATTAGCAACACAGACCATTTCGAGTTCAGATGCCCTCTTCGAAATGCAATTAACTTTAAGATATGTTCCAATAACATCGACAAGATTATCAGCGAAAAAATGAATGCGTAAGGAGGACACTAGGGAGGGATGTAAAGTATGTAAAGTATATCTATTTTTTATATTACCTATATAATTTTATTTCATTTTAGATACCAACTTATTTATCATACTTCCTGCAGTATAACTTACTAATGATATTACAATGATAACTATTAAGTTAGACATTTTTGATATATAGAAGATATCACAATGCTCAGTAATATGAAGATATACTTCGAATATTATTATTTTTATAAACATCCCGAAAATAATATCAAGTCCAAATATCACACCTAGTAGAAAATTAACTAAAATATGACTAATTAAGTATATCTTATTTTCAAGAATATTATTGGCTTCATTTGGGTAAAAAAATATATCTATCGTATGTATATTAAATACACATCTTATTATTGTGAATGATATGGTTATTGTAAATATCAATAATAAATATATGTAAAAATAGGTCGTGTCCATTTTATATTATTCTGATGGGTATCCTAATAAGATAAAATAATTTAAATTATATGTTCTAATAAAAAAAAAATGATAACTCATTAAACCAACTACAATAATAGTATTATGCCTATTATAAAACCAATTGAATTTGATATAATGTCTATTAGAACTAATCGCCAGAATGAAAATAATATGTTAGCACACCTATCAATAAAAAAAAGGGATTTAACAAACAATATAAATAAAGAAGAGTATAAAAGGGTTCTACAAGAATTAGATAGGATAAATATTAAAGAAGCAGAATTACTAGAAGAATGTAGAACTAATATTATTACTGCAACCCTATTATCCAGTAGAATATCTATAAATGCATCTAGACAAGGTTCAAAAGATGAACAATTCCAACTTGACGTATGTAAAACAACGTTTTCTAAATGCGGTATTTTTCTTAGTAATTTATCCTCTATATCATTTCGCCCAACAAAAAATGGCGAAATTGTTGATAACTATGCACTTAAAGAAAGAGGGATAAAAAAAGAGGATTGTCTAAAATCATTTGATGCTAACTTTACAGGAAAAATAAATGGGTGGGTTTTTGCCAAGATTGTTATAGGTAGTGGAGGGCACCAAGATAATGTATTTGAAGAAGCCTATACGTTTTGTGATTGGGTTTTACAATACGGAAAAGAAAAAGAGATATATATAGTTTTATTGGACACAAATCTAACAGAAAAATATAATGACTTGATTATAAAATATGAAAAGCATCCTAATTTACTTATAGGAAGTCATATCAAGGTTCAGCAATTTATAATAGATAATTATTACGAAGACATCGAAGATATCAACAAATAACCACATATTTCATATACCAATCCGAAAGATATACGCTTTCTCGCTATAGTGTTGCTTTCCCTATAATTTGTTAAGAATAGAGAATTATATTTATCTCTATATTCGTTCAGATATATATTGAATTTGTTTGCAAGATTTTCTTGTTCTTCTAATGTAAGTTTAGGTTCTATCACTAAAACCGCATATGACCTTGCAGTTAAATTAGCAGTCCTATCTATATATTTTTCTTTAGTCAAATCATCGACAATAAACAAGCCTATCTTGCTATTTATATTATCATCTATACATTTTACTAATATGTTTGTAAAATCTTCACTATTTTTAAGTAATTTTGTAGCCCTATCTATTTTATATTTATTATTTTTTTGAAGATTATATATTTTCCCACCTATTGTATAATTATTATTAGGAGACAAAGAGAACTTTATATTTTGTTTTGAAGGGTAAATATAGCAATTGCTAATATTGCAATCAGCATCAGTATTAGCATCAGCAGTTTGTTTCACTCTAAACTGGAAACTGCATATTGAATACGATGTATCTTCAAAAACCTGTTCTTCAAATATATTACAAGTAATAATGTCGTATTTTTTAATAAAATTCTCTCTAATCTCTATGTCTCCTTTGCGTATCGAGCAAAGAAAATTTAATGGTAAAATTAAAATTCCACCCTTACAATATGAGGCAGTCAATAGTTTTATGAAGCATTTATATAAATCATTCGTATTATATTTATTGAAAATCTCCTTATTATCGCATTTATTTCTGGCTAAATAAGGAGGGTTTGTGATTACAAAAGCGTCATCAAAATTAGGTGGATTAAGTAATGTATCACGCTTAATTATGAAATCCTTTTTAGGTTCTATATCATAGCATTCTATATTATATTTGTCGGTATCCATATCCATATCCAAAAAACATAATAAATCGCCATTACCAGCAAATGGTTCAATGATATTAGTAATATCATCAGGAATATACATATTTTGCAAAATATGCTTATAATTTGTTGTATAAAATTGACCTAATTGCTTTTTATTCATTATTTAACAATAATGTTAGAATTATTATAACACTCTATCATAATCATTTTTTATATATTTAATATTTAACCTAAGCTATATAATATGTTTTATAGTCGGCACTAGGCAGTAGCTTCTTATATATAGGTTCTATTGCTGTATTACTATTGTGATTTGAGTAATAAAAGAGAATATGCTTTGATAATATGTCTTTGACGAATACATTTTTGTAGTATTCTTTTATTCGGCTCGTGGTAATAGATAGCAATTTCTTATAAATATCTTTATTTTTTACGATATCCTTGTGAAATAATAGCTGGCTTTTATAATCATCATTAAAAGAGGTAAGGTTATAGAATTTCTTGTTTTCATAATAATATTTGAAATAATTCTTAGCATTATCTATGTGTTCGTCTTTTAGTTCATAGCATTCGAGGATATCAATAATACTTTTAATGAATAGTGGCATATTATTATGATGGGATTGAGATATTATTTGGTAATATGACATATCCGCATTGTAATTATCGGTATTTACGGCTAACCCAATATAGTAAATGATACCAAGTTTTTTGCGAAGTATATTATAAAAGATGCCATTATAAAAATTAAATAATATTCTTTGCAAATAATAATTTAATATTAGGTATTCTTCTGAAAGGAACTCGATACGCTTCGCTATATGTATTACTATTAAATTATTATCATCTACATTATCATTCTTGATATTCACTATTTTTATATTAGTATTACTATGTTTTATAACAGGATACACGGGCTTCACGTTCTTATATTTGATAACCCCAAAATATTTCTTAACATTCTTAATAGCCTCCGCAGTTTTATTGGAAGGACACGTTATTGTTATAACAAAATTATTGGTGTTCAAATGTCTCTTAATATACCCGTCTATTGCTTTATAGTCAAACCTTTTAATATATTTAATCCTCTTTTTATAATCTGCTATAAATGAATATTTCGGATATAGGAACTTGAAGATATTGAATTTGAACTTATAATCGGGCGCAGATATATATCCCATATACTCTTGAATAACCGCACCTTTTTCCTTTTCAAGGATATTCCTATCAATATAAAATTTATTTATGGTATTAGACAATATGTCCATATAAAAATCTAAATCTTTGTAAATCCCTGTTATATACACGCACATCTCATAATCGGATACATAGGCATTGCTAATACCTCCGCGTTTGTATATTTCCTCGCTGATATAATTTGTATCCTTGTATTTTTGCGAGGTCATACGTCCCAATAAATGCTCGTAATAATGCGTCATACCCTGTTCATTCTCTTTCTCTTGATAATGCCCTAGTAAAAAGTTAGCAGATATATAAGTTAAATTTGTTTTCAACGGCACTATGATAACTTGAATACCATTATTAAGCGTAAGTTGTTTAATATTCAAGTCCATAAGAATATGCTGTATCTTCTCGTGGTATTATCTATAATATGCTAATATATTAAGAATATTGGAAGTAATATCTAGCATATTAGCATATCCAATGGTTTGAATAGTTGAATATAGTTTAAAAATATATTAACATAGATATATATATATTCAAAATATGTTAGGCTAATTGTATTCTCAATAACTATAAAAAATGTGAAGAGTATTTCTAAAAGTTTAGGTATATACATAGTATAATCGTGAAGATATAATGTTGATATTACTGGGGTCGCTACTGCAGAATACAGCATTGGGTAGTTATCATTGTCATCTATCTTATGCGAAAGATACATATGTATGAAGTGGAACAAGTAAATGAACTTATAAAAATTGTAATCTCTCTTAAAAAGAATATCAATTTTCTCATTATTATCAGCAGTATCAATCCATCTTAAATAATGTATGAATGAACTACCAAAAACAAATACATTATAATGCGTGTTAAGAGATACATAGTATAATAGTAATATGTATTGAATATTATTATTACCGATGTAGTATTCTATATCGTGATATACCTTTGTAGTCAATATCATAATGTTTGCTAAATATTTTGTAAATTTACTTTGCGGTTTCAAAGTGAAAAGAAAGAGGTCTCTAAATAATTTATTATACATTATTGAAAGTTTGCTTAGAATAAAACCAAATACAATTGCCCATCTGGGATATACGCAATAATGTATCTTCATAACTACACGATACCTGTCATTGCCAGCGTTGCAGCTATTCTTATTTTCATAATTAGTGCGAAAGATTGGAGTTATATAATGGCATTCTCTGTTAAAGTCAAAACCTACAACATCGCCAGTTTTTATAATGTAGCTTTCGGGAATGATATTGAATATAGTCATAATATCTCTATTATTGTCGAGACCTATAATAACCCTATAGCAAGAAGCGAAGGGGATATGATAGAATGGTCCGTCAATATGCCTAGTATAAAAAATGTTATCCGAAGCGTTTTTTTCAAAGTTCTTATTATTATTTGATGGCGGGGATACATATATCTCGTTCATATCGTGTAATATATCAATCACATAATCGCTGCCAAATAATTTTTTGAACATCTCAATAATCTTTCTATTTTTTGAGACGTGTAAGAATAGTTCATTTATGTTTTGTGGCAAATCCTTGAACCACCAATGGGTTGATGTATTAATTGATGGGTTCTGCTTAATTACCCATTCGCGTATATTATGAAGCAGATAAGTATCATTATTTAATTTACAATATAATACTCGCGACTTCTGAAATTTACAAGGTGAATACAAAAGCATCCTATATTATATTATATCAAATTATATTATATATATTAAATTATATTATATATATCAAATTATATTATATTATATCAAATTATATTATATATATCAAATTATATTATATCAAATATATTATATTATATCAAATATTTATAAAAATTGATACATAACTCTCCTTATTTACTAAGATTAAGAACCTAACAAACAATGGAGCAGACAAACGAACCTAAATACACTTGCACAGAGAATGGCGCTATCGCACTGGATACATCTGGGAGTTGCATTATTGACTACTTTATGATGTATACGCGAACTCTTACGAAGGAGCAAAATCACAAGTATATCGAAGAATGCTGGGCTATTAATCCTGAGAAAACGATTGCAGTGATTTTCAATGGACGCGATAGGCTTACAGGAAAGAAAGAGAAAGTAGTATCTAATCAAGCGATGCTATGGTTGCGTAATAATAAGCCATATACTTATATGAATAATATCACTACATATATTAACAAATATGGGAGATGGAAGGATTTACTTTATATTTGCTATGAGAACGAGACAGACGGAATGATTGGTAATAATTATGAATTAACCTTGTTTGCGGATAAGTTGAAAGATGACCTTTCAAAATTGAAGATTAGCGAGATTAGGGAAAGCGCTGAGGCGACTGAGGCGACTGAGGCGACTGAAGATAAAAAGGCAAAGGTTGCTAGCGTTTCGCTGTGTGCAAAGTGGGCACCTAGCGAAAATGATAGGAATGATAAGCGTAAGCAGTTTGCAAAGAAGATTGCGACAATCCTATATGGGAGAGACGATGCTAAAAAGATGGAGAAATATAGGAAGGAATATCTCGTGCCTCTTAGAAAAAAGATTAATATTGTTGAAACACTTATGTGCAATAATGAGTGGGACAAGATTAATTACGAAGGTGTTCCTGGTGTTGCTTCGAGAAGACTGCATATAGCATTTAATATCCACGATGGTGATAGATATGGCAATTATTTGTCTAAAGTAAGAAGTGGGGATGCGAAGATTAATGTCGCAGGTATTCTCCCTCACGAATTAGCAAATTATTATGTTAATCTTCGTAGCACACAGGAAGAATATTCAGAGAATGAAACAATAGAGCTACAATGGAGAACTATTGTAGATAATGTTAAAAGCAGTGGCATTCTCGGAAACTCTTTGGCGATGATTGATTTATCAGGGTCTATGTTTTCTGCTAGTAATGGCAGTATTCCCGCGCAAGTAGCGATTTCGCTTGGTATTATTACATCGCAGTGTTGCAAAGGAATGTTCAAGAACAAGTTCATTACATTCAGCGCAACCCCTGAATTAGTATCTCTTATCCCCGATGATTTATACAAAGAATATGCTGAGAAAGGCACAGAGCCATCGCTATATACTTGCTTTAAATCATTAATCAATGTTGATTTCGGATATAATACTGATTTCGAGAAATCTTGCGATATGATTATTAAATACGGCAAGGATAATAATATTAACGACGAAGATATGCCTAGAAAACTATTTATATTCACGGATATGCAATTTGACGAGGCTACCACTGATAATTCTGAGAATAGCAACGTAGAAACATTGTATAAAACAATTGTTAAAAAGTTTAAATCAGCGAATTATACGCCTCCTAAATTCATATTCTGGAACTTGAATTCGTCGCACAAGCAATCATTCCCAGTTAATTGCAAAACCGAAGGAACTGCTATGATATCTGGATTTTCAGAGCAACTTCTCAAAATCTTTATGACATATGACGAGTTCAAACCCGACATCATTGTAGAAGAAATCCTAGCCCCGTATATCAAGGAAATCTTCGTCGATGATATTGAAAGGTGAGTAGTATGGTATAATATGGTATAATATGGTATAATATGATATCATATGGTATTATTATAATATGATAATGAATAAAAATAATTGTTATTAAAATGCTTTAAATATTTAGATTAAATATATGTTATATTTTTTTATATTATTTGCATTATTTGCATTATTTGCATTACTTACTTCTTTCCTTTCTTCACCTTTGTTAGTTTAGTGGCAGTGCTCTTGACGAATGATCCGATATCACGGGTTGACTTGAATAGTCTGCCTGGTGTATTTGAGAGAGATTTAACGGGATTTTTGATAACTTCCTCAACTTCGCTTTCAAAATCTTGAATTTTAACTATTAAGTTAGTTAAAGTGCTTATTAAGATAGGGATGATTATTATAGTAAAAAGTAATACCATAAATAAGAACAGAGAAATCATCGTTCCTATCGCGATAATATCGCGGCGCAGGTCTTCGGAACATTTACACTTCTCATTCATTAAATAACGCACATAATCAAAAGCGTAATAGATATATACGACGAACGCGAGGAAGAATATGAATGTTCCGAACGCAAGTAATTGAACAACGCCGATACCCATGCTCTTTGCGATAGTTTTCATTGGTATAAACGCGGTAATGAAGAAATATACTAAGGCTACCATAGTAAAAGTCTTAATAAATTCCTTGTTGCTATGTTCTGAACACGCGCATCCTATGTTTTCTAACTTGTATATATAACTCCAAATTATTAAAAGCAATATTACAAATATTAATTGTATAAATACACTACTATAAAAAGACAAGGTAGTATCGGTATCTTTCATTATTTCTCTATACTATAATAATAGAAATTATTTATTTTTCTATAATATTATATATTAAAAATTTGGTGGAACTTTCGAATGTTTTAATATCTAGCCGTTTTATTTTGTCGATGATTGAAGTATCGTTATAATTTTTTAGTATCTTTAGTATCTGTTCCATAAAAATATCTATAATATATTTGTGTATCGTTGGATTATTAATGCAATTCATCATATACTCATATATATCATTTAGTAAGAGGGGGATATCGTTGGGTTTATATTTAACCCACAAGGTATTTAAATTATGAATACCTTTTTTCCACTTAATATAGTCGCAATATAATTCATACTCATTATTAAGTAATAGCAGATTATTATCAAATATATATTTAGGGGGCAACCATTCCTTGTTGTTTTTATAGTTTTCCCAGAATTTATTAATAGTGCAATTTAAAAAATCGGCATCAAAGTATTCTAGTAATTTAACATATATATTATCGCTATCCGATACTCCCATTCCTCCTGTTCCCTTCGCTGCTTCTGTTCCCTTCGCTGCTTCTGTTCCCTTCGCTGCTTCTGTTCCCTTCGCTGCTCCTGTTGCTTTGATATAAGACCAAATAATTAGAAAGACCTCCTCTGTAGAGTTATTATGAATAATATCCTTGATTTTCTCGTAAATTACTTCTTTATTCTTAATTGTTAATTTATTTAAATATCCGATGAGCGTCCTCTTAGTATTTGAAATATCAGAGAAATCTGGTATAATAATATGAACTCTGCTTTTATTATTTACGCTGCTGCTGCTATTATTACCATTTGCATTATTAATTGCGTGTTTTTCTTTTTTATTAAATAACTTCTTTTCCCATATCATCTTGGGGTCATAGAACGAATTAAAACAATTGCACGATTTCTTGAGATTTTCAGCCTTACTAATGATATTTTCTGGAACTTCTATAATATTATTATATCTGTTTTGAAAAATAGTTAGATTTATTTTGATTACTTTATCATCCATTATAATACTAAATATATTAAATAATCTTATATATAAATAATATTACATATCATATACATATCATATACATATCATATACATATCATATACATATCATATACATATCATATACATATCATATACATATCATATACATATCATATACATATCATATAAAAATTATATATATATATTATGATATAATATATTATAATATATGAAATTAGATTTAAAAAATCAATTTGTGGAGGAACTAGATAATATTTACAAAACTAAATTAATATATAGGACAATTGTAGTATGCAATGATGATATAGAGGAGTATAAAAGGTTATTGGAAAATAAGGATTTTAGCGTATATGTCGTTGATGTAGATGCCATAGCGACCATTAACTATGACGCATTGGATCATCGAGTTATTCTAATAAAACATAGTTTGTTTGAAGCGTTTTTAAATAATATTATTACGAATAATATTACTGACTTTTATACTTACATAGCATTCACTTATGATAATGAAACTATTAAAGAAACAATTTATAAAAAATATAATAATTGTTCCGAGATTATTAGCAATATAATTTAATAATATATCATTATGTTAGAATAATATGGTTAAAAATAGCAGCGCTGCTAGCGCTAGTAGCAAGAGAAAGACTTATGGTATGTTCAATATGTCATTAAATTACGTAATAGTTATTGCATTTGTTCTTGTATTCGCTATTATAATATCGAACAAGCAAAGAATACAAGAACAATTTTTTAATAATAATAATTACAGCGTCGAATACTATTATATGGAGAATTGCGGGCATTGTATAGAATTCAATAAATCAGGTATATGGGAACGTCTTAAAAATAAAAATTGGAACAAAGTATCACTTAATAAATACAACAGGGAGGATAACATAGACCGCGTTCGTAGTATGGATATTACGAGCTTTCCCACAATTGTTATAGTGGACAATTCAACAAACCCTCCTACAATCGTAGCTTCCTTTGAAGACGAGAGAACATATGAAAAATTAGTAAGTTTTATATCAGGGTATGACTAATAACTGCATTGCAGCTAATGCGTATCTAATGTTTTTAATATATAAGATATTATTAAAGTATCATAATATAATATATTAAAATGGGCGGCGGTTTAACACAATTAGTATTACAAGGGCAAATGGATTCGTATATTAATATAAGCCCTTGCATCAATTACTATAAATATGTATATAACAAACACGTTAATTTTTCAATGGAAAACATCCATTTACCTGCAGATAGCAATTCTTCAGTCAGTCTAGATAACGAAGCACTAAATACAATTATTAATTTTACTATAAAACGCTATGGTGATTTAGTTAGTAATATATATATATCTTTTAACCTCCCCGACATCTTTTCAACTGATACGCATCGATTTAGATGGATTAAAAACGTAGGTCATATCTTTATTAAAAGGGCTACTATAACATTAGGAGGAACCACGTTAGATGAGATATATGGCGATTGGATGAACGTGTGGAACGAACTAACTACGAAGGACGACTATGAATATAATAAATTAGTCGGGAACATACCAGAGTATGTATCTCCGAATAATAATAATACTCGATATATTATTAGAAACAATGTATTGTATAACAACATATATCCCACATCCGATAAAGTAAGGGACGCTTTAAATCCATCCATAAAAGGGAGACGTTTGCAAGTTCCATTAAACTTTTGGTTTACGCGAAATCCATCATTAGCGTTGCCATTATATAAATTAATGACGCAAGATTTGAAGATTGAAATAGAGGTTGTCAGCGTCGAAAAGTTATATCAGGTATGGTGCGATAAACTCAAATTATATGTAGCCCCTGTTTTTTATAATAGTATATATGGGGCATCGAATAGCATTACCATTGCGACGTTTGTAAATAGAGGGAGTTTTATTAACTGCGAATTAGATGTTAATTACATATTCCTCGATAGTAATTATAGGAGTTCCTCGTTAATAAGTGGTAATATCAAATATGTTGTAGATTATGTGAAAGTAGATAAAAATGCAATGCCAATTACTGCGAACGGAACAGACTTCCCTTTGACTAGTTCATATAATCACATTAAAGAATTAATATGGGTATTACGTAGAACAGATATAGAGATAAATTTCAATATATATGATAACTATACTGCTTCGCACGTCTATAATGAAAATATGGGGATATTAGA